ATTATTCTCTGTCTTGTAAACGGAAAGAGCATTTGGATCAAGTCCGAGAGCTTTCTCAAGGAAATCCTTCTCATCATTGGTGAGAACGTTCTTGTACTTTCCGGTGGAACGAAGCATCGGAACACAGAACCTGTCTGTGACACCATCCGCCCTACCACCAAAGAGCACGTGCTGCGGATCTGAACCTGCAGCCGCATAAGGCTTTGGTACAAATCTCACATAGATTTTCTCGTTCCTGAGAGGATTAACACTCTCTTCCTTGACAACCATCTTCTTTCCTTTAGTCTGTTCTTCCATTTTTTTCTTCTCCAATTTAATAGTTAATTAGCCCTGCAGGATAGCGGGGATAAGGGAAATACAACGCGAAGGATCGTATACAACGAGTCCGATGGTAGCCTTGTAGTGGACCACTGCGGAATCCTCATCATACGATGCGTAGTTATTGTTGAACTCTCCGGTGAAGGGATTGCTGAAAGGACCCCACTGATAACCACGAAGCTCAGGCTGACCCTTGACAGTACACTTCTGGACATTAGGCTGCTCCTCGTCTGCAGCATAGAAAATGTCGAAACGATAGGACTCAGCAGTTCCACCGAGAGGGTGCATAATCTTATTGGTCTGGATATCGTCCTTGGAGGAGTCAACCATAACAGTAACCTCAAGGCCATTTGCAGAGAGCCAGCGAGTCACCTGGAGGTCAGCAATAGTAGCGGCGTTTCCGTTGGTGAAATTGGTCTCAGGACCCTTTGAGATATACGAAGGAGCAGAAGCGCTATAGAGAGGAATCCAACCGGACATCTCCTTCTTTGCCTCACGTGAGAAGAGGATTGCTCCACGCTCACCGGTGCGGAGAACGAACTTACGCTTGCTGTAATCGAGCTTGCCAGCGGAGATACCATAGAGAGCATCCTCAACAAGTCCCATAGTGAACTTGGTGTAGTACTGCTGATAACCAGCGGCGATCTGCTGACGGAAGCCAGCACCCTGACGGTTAGGCAGACCACTCAGACCAAAGTTGGAATACTCACCGTTGTCCATCTTGGTGGAAACACCACGATCAAGAGCATTGCTCTTATACTCATTCCAGGTCTCCTCAATCTTCCAGGTAACGTTATAGATCCAGCGGTCAACAGTGGTATGCTGAATCTTACCGTTCACTTCCTTGGTGATAGGAATGTGACAAGCAAGACGCTTACCAAGTTCCTTTCCACCGATCTTGTGCTGGATACGAAGACGCTGCCAATCAGCGCGCATAGACACAGGGGCGGAGAACCTGACATCACCAACCTTACGGGAGAAGTTGTCCTCAACAGGAGCATAAGCCCAAGAGAAGAGCTCACCGTTAAGCAGGCGCTCTGCAGGGATACCGTCAGCGCCATTAGCACCAAAAGGCTCAACATAGTAAACGGTATTGACACCCTCAGCCTTGCCGGGCTCCTTCACGATAACAGGATAAGTCTCATTGTAGTTGCCCCACAGAACCTCGCCAAGAGCAAACCAGTCGGTAGGGAACACAAGATAGAAAGGCTCGAAGCCAACACCAACATTGTCCTGACCTGCTTCAACGACAGTGCCGTCACAACGGCGGGCTTCAATAAGAGGAATATTGCGACGGGAAGAAGTCACAACATCCCAGAAAAGCTCGGAATCATCCTCGTACTCACGGGTAGGAACCTCACGGGAGAGGTAAGAATCCAGAGTAGGGAGGTGCATAGAGCTCATAAGTACAGTCATAATGTCGCTGGCCATCTGCGGATTGGTGCGGAAGATGTTATAAAGGTGATTGTCCTTTGTAACGGTTCCGCGCCAAGCAGTAACGCCAGTCATCTGAGACGGATACAAATTACTAGGCATAATGCTAATTTTAAGTTAAACAAAAAGTTTCATCCTATTTGCCCATATCAATCTGCCACCCATCTGAGAGCAATGACTCATTGCTAATTTGATTTCCGGACAGATACTTGAGCGATCCATCAGAGTTGAGTTCAGAAGTGTTTATCTTCCTCTCCAGTTCCCTGATACCTTTATTCTTCTCTGTCCTGACCTGTTGCTTGACGAAACTGTCTGCAGACTTGCCACCATCAGTAAGCACGAACCACATACCGAGCTGCTTAAGGAACTCCAGTGGATTCTCCTTCTGGAACTTCTGCACCTGTGTAAGAAGCTGGCCAGTTTCAGGATCTTTGTACACCGGCTTGGATACGGCATCAAAGACTTTCTGCTTTGTCCTTTTGTCCAGAACAACGTCTCCGAGCTTCACTTCATCGTCGATGACCATCTTCTTAAACTTATCGGCACTTTCCTGCTGGGCTTTCTTAGCCGCCTCTGCCTGCTTCTTGCTATCTTCCTGCAACTGCTTGTAGCCATTCTGATAGAATGTAGACAGTGCTGCAAGTGCATCTTTAGCATCGTCAATGTCGCTTCCGGATTTGAAGGATTTCTCAATTTCCTTCACCGCCTTTTCCTGGGAGTACCCTCTGTTGATAAGGTCGTTGTAGATAAGTTGTTTCCTAAGATTCTCTCCCTCATCTCCCTCGGCTGTTATTGCTTCCTCTGTAATGGACGAGAGATAATTGATAGTCTGCTCATACATCCTTACATCATCCGGTGAAGCACCATTGGTCAAGACTGAATCGATTCTTTTCATTCTATCGTCGAGCCTTGCTTCTACTGCCTTCTCAAACAGTTCCGCAAACTTCTCCGGCGAATCAATAGAATTAATCTCTTCATCATCGAGATCGGGAAAGATACCGTCATCCTTCAAAGCGCTGGCTATGGAAGAATAAAACTTAGTTGGAGAAGAACCGTCGCCATCAGGCGTGCCGGTATCTTCCGTCTCGTTATTTTCTTCCGTTCCTACTTTCTCCGGAGCATCCTGCTCCTCGGACGGGGTTTCAACTTCTTTCTCTTTTGCAGGTTTCTCCTGCTCTTCCTGAGGCGTCTGTTCCTCAAAAAGTCTGGTGGCTTCCTCTTCAGTCAGAAGACCACTCAAATCAAAACTGAAATCTTCCATTTTTCTCCTAATTGTTTTGCACAAAATTATTTGGAAGACAACAGCAAAACCCAAGTGCAAGAAGTTCACTTGGGTGTAAGTAAGAAAGTTATTTTATCTAACAGATTTAGTTTGTTTCAGGCAGAGAATTCTATTACTTTCTGTTCTGTTCTCAAATCATCTGGACGCACGTCTATATGAAGCCAGGATACGCCTTTCTCTATTCTGACCTGGCAGGGAAGCAGATTTGCATTCTGCTTGATAAGCTGTCTTGCCCTCTCTGCACTCATTCCGCTGATTGTAAAGTCCCCAGCCTTTCCAAATACGTGTGCGGATAAATAGACACTTGTTTTGTTTCTAACAAGAGAACACCTGTTACAGCGAAGCCCACGCTGTTTCAATGAGCTTGTATTACAAGTCATAGGAGCTTTGAATATATCCCTGCGGAGTATCAGTAGAACGTGGAGGTAATCTGTATCGAGGAAGTTCCAGGAAGACTCACCGAATCTGGAATAAGTATGATCACATACTAATTCCTTGACGGAGAAGTACCGCTTCAATCCTGATATGATTTCCTTTCGAGTCATTATCTCTTCGTACTTACGAACTGACCTTTGGAGTTACGAGGCTGTGCAGGTTTCGGAAGAGGCTCAGTGAAAGACGCTGCGTCTATACCCTCTGTATCCACTCCGACTTTCTGTCCGCCTATCTTGAAGATGGCATTGATGATGTTCCTCCAGACTATCTTCATTCCCTTTGACTCAAAGTAATTGCCGACTATGGATGATAGCTCGTTCACTATTACGGCTCCGAGGATAACCCACTCTATCCACTGCTTATTGAATGCAAGCGACATTGTTGCAGCAAGTATAGTCCAGCACAGATATTCGGCAGTCTTTCCTATAGTTCCACGGAAAGCTTTGGAGAATCGCACTTTTTCCTTCCTATACTTTGCTGCCTTGATTCCGAAATTAAGGTCTAACAGAATAAGCGGAACTGCGACGATGAGCCAAGGAATCATCCTCATAATACTATCTGAGAAAAAGGCAAGTGCAGTTACTGATACTCCTCCCTGAGCGAGTATTGATACGGTATTGTTATCACTTGCGTTCATAACTATGACAATAAAACAATTAACACTCCCAATGCCAGACCGATAATATCACAAGTCACGTCGTGCCACGAAGCAACGCCCTTGCCTTTCTTGTCGTATAGCAGTTCTTTTCCAATACCCAAGATAAGGGTTATAATGCACGACAGCCACAACGACAATACTGTCGCTATGGCTATCACAAGTAATGCACTTGTCTCTATGTGAAGAAGACCGTCTGTCCTAATCCAACTTATCAGCTTTTTCATTGTTATGCTTCTCCTTCCAATGCCAAATGACAAGACCGACACTGGAGAACCAGAAGCCCTCCAAGACTCCAATGATACCCACAACCGTTACTACTATCCACTTCGACACCTCCGCGAAAAGATTCTCTTCAATCACTTTCCCGAAGCAGAGCCCGATGATAGCCATAATAACAGCGGTAACTACAGCAATCCAAATGGCACCTTTTGTAATAAATTCTTTCTTTTCCATATCTATAAAAATTGGTTCTTCTCTAAGGCCAACAGCCGATACGAAAATAGGAAGAATAGTACCAGTTATGACAGGCACAACAAAGTCACTAACGCAGTGTCAGTAAAATACTTGTCCTCAGTTACACCTGTGACACCCAAGCTCGCATACTACACCAGCGAGATCACGCATAGAATTGCCTGCTATATATGCAGGAGTTTCGCTTTCCAGATCTATTCCCAAGGATGAAGCAATAGCCACCGCAACGTGATGCAACTCGTGAACAAGCGTGTTTTGGAACTCATCTCCTGATGTTGTTGGCCCTATAAGAACAATAATCTCATAAGAATCACCATTGGCATAAGTGAATCCACAGTTAGCTTCACAGCTGTCCATAAGGCTATTTACGTCACGCATTATATCATAGGACGCTTCCGCATCATAGAGCCTTGTCAGTACAAGCTCGTCTTCGTATCCATCTGTTGCAAACATAAAATGGACACGCCATCTTCCGATATATAAATCCCTCTCTATCATATCATATCCTCCCACAGAATGGGAATGCCTTTACCATTACAGTCAGCATAAAACCTCGTAAACGCTATTCCTTCATATCCGTCACGATCGTCAAGTACATCTTTCACATACTTGGCAAGGTAACTCTCATCAGGTACAGAACTTCCAAGGTAGTCAGACAGTCCCATATGGAACACAAACACAGCGTCATATCCCTTATTGTTCTTTATGTTGACACCGTAGCTTGACAGGATATCATCCACTTCCTTCTTGGTCTTCATCTTAACTTTCTTGTCGTTCCTGTCGGTCATATTGGATATGGCCCATTCAGCCATAGCCTTGCTGAAATGCCAGCCATAGTTGGACAGATATGCATCCATACCAGCCGGTAGTATATCGTAGTAATCCAATCTATTCATAGTAATTATATTAAGGGAGAGCCATAAGACTCTCCCGGTTAAACTAACGGGGACGATAACGCATCTTCATTCTCTCCCACTCCTGCTCGCTCTTCTGTGGATAATCACCTCCCTGAGAGTCACGTCTACTGTACTGCATCTCCATCTCATCAGAGATTTCACACAGCATTTCGATACTCTCCTTGGCTCTCATAAGAGCAGTCTTGAAGTCCTTAAGATCTTCTCCGCCTCGCTCGAACATTGTTACGTATTTCATCTTAATTTTCCTCCTTTTGTTTAGCTCCAAGAGCTGCAGCAAGCATACTCTTCAATTCTTCTATCTCACTCTTGAGAGAAACAATCTGTGATTCCTGAGCCTTTTCAGGTATAAGAGTGTTGAGTAAGGCAGTGTACTTGTCATAGAGGTCCTTGTGTGTATCATAACTGTCGATGATACGCTTGCTGTTCTCCTGCATCGTAGTGACCTCGTTTATAAGCATTGACTTATCCTCGCTTAGAAAAACACCCTTGTCGGCGAAATTCGCCACAGATGCGTTGGCTGGCAATCCGACAAACGGTATCGTTTCGTTGCCTACTGACAGTGTTATATCCGTTACCATACCGTTGAACATTGACTGCGGCTGCGACGGATTATACTGTGGCAGATGTGTGTTTACTGCAATGACTCTCGCAGATTCCACCCTCGGTTCATTTCGATAAAGTATATAGAGCGTTGCGCCCTGCTGTAACCCTTGGAACATAATGATTTGTTTAACTTAATAATTAATTACACGACAGATGATACAAGCTGCAAAGTACCATTGTACCAATCGTAGAAGATGGTAACTACTCCAGTACCGGTGATGTCAGCGACAGTGACATTCTCTCCGCCAAAGGAAGTCAGGTTCCGTGTATTGCCATTCAACGTGAGCCTTATCGGCAATGTCGTTGTCGTTCCTGTAGGAATGGCATCGGCAATGTTCACGGTTATGTACCCAACAGCTGGAATACGCCTGAATCCAAGTGAGAAGTCAACGGATTCCGTACTGACAGTGACACCGTTTGTCCGGAGGTAAGGAATACCATTTACGTTTGTTGTGACGTTAACGTAACCGAACATAGCACTGTAGTTTAGAAATTTATACCACCGTTGAATCCAGGAACACCTGCACCATAGTATCCGTTGAATCCACCCTGATAGAAGCCTCCGCTGACATACGGAGTTGCGTTTATGGCATAGAGATTCGGATACTGGACGGAAACAGTAGAAGGCTGCTTGCATTTGATGTCGTCAACCTCCTTTGCAAGAGCATTGAGAGCAGCATTTACGGGAGCAATAGCACTACCTATGACACCAGTGGTAAAGTTCTGGGACTCCAGCTGTGCCACCTTCGCGGTAAGAGAAGTGATTTCCCTGTCCTTACGAGAAGACTCGAGAGCATCTATCTTGTTGTCGAGAGCAAGATAGTTGCGGTTCATAGTGTCTGTGATAGCATAAGTCTGCTGGCAAGTAGAGAGCTGGTCCGCAGCAGCCTTTGCCGCTACAGCCTGCTGAACACCATTGATGCTGTTCTGGAGGTCATTGGTCTGCTGACATACGGCAAGCCTATTCTCGCAGCAGCACTGGCTCAGCTGGGAAGCAAGCGATGCATCACCGGACTGGATGGAGTTGATAATCTGGGGAACGGAAACAGCCTGCTGGAGAGCAAGAGTGGAAAGACCACTCTGGAGAGTAGAAACTGCGCTGTTAACCAGATTGAAGTCCTGTCCGAGCATAGTAGCAAGGCTCTGGATAGCAGTGCGGGATGCCTCACCGTTGGAGTTGATGGCATTCATCAGAAGCTCCCTGCCAGAATCATTGTTAAGTTGGTTGGAGAGGAAGCCAGCACCAGCATTGCCACCGAAGCCATTGCCAAAACCGCCGAAGCCACCCCAGCCATTACCGAAAAGAAGGCCAAGAAAGAAGCCGAGGATGCCTCCTCCCCAACCACCAAAACCATTACCGAAGCCGCCATTGTTCATAGCAAGCCACGCCGGAACAGAAGCATTGGAGCTATCCGAACCGAACACATACGTTTTAGGAGATTCGTCCATAATTTTGATTTTTTGATGTTAATAATTACCTATAGCCATAAGGCTGAATCAAAATTACTATGGACAGGAAGCGAAAGACAACGATGCCTATAGAAACAAAAATCCCCCGTAGAAGTTAATCTACGAGGGATTCTGCGAGCAACTTAATGCTCATTTGTCAAGTCGTTCCTTTGCTATTCTCCTTATCTCTTTCTCCGACCAGTATAGTTCTTTATATCCTTGTGCTCTCTTGCCTTTGGGTATCTTACCTTCCCTTATATGCCTGTCAAATGTTGATCTGCTCATATTAAGAAACGTATATGCCTGATACTTGCTCCATCTGTTATCTTTCCTTGTATATTGACGCAGGCTCTTGATAATTTTCATCTGCTCTTCTTCCGATACATTGCTGTTGCCAGTATCAATGTCATCCACTATCACAAGCAAAAGCCTCTTGATTATCTGCAACATTTCTCTCTCCGATAAAAGTATAAGACAAGGAACAGGAAAATACCAACAAGTATGACGTGTAGCATAAACAGAGTTGTATTCTCTATGGGGAGTCCTATATAGTAGTCTGTGTATGTAAGAAGATTGTTTGCAACCACATAGTGCAGGAACATCCTATGGTATTCACAAAACCTAAATACATACGACGCCAGATATAAGAACAACAACGGCAGAAACGATACTCCTCCTATAAAGGACAATATAGAACTATCTTTTCCGAGGAAGTCGAGCATCATACCGATAATAGCTGTCAGTGCCAAAAGCATTGGAATAACTTTCAGCACCAACAGCATCATCTTATACAGTCTTCTTTCTGGTAACTTTTCCACCGTTGCCATATCTTGAACCACTTGCTTTGTAACCCGATCTTGGAGCAGATGGTTGTGGTCTACCCTTAAGAATCTTATTCAGCAGAGCCCTCGCTTTACTTTTATCTGACATAAAGATACTAATTATTAAATAGTTATACAAGTTTTATTTGCGAAATCTCAGTCAGTTAGTGGTTCATTCGAAGCATTAGAAAGATTGCAAAATCTTCGCATACAACTCTGCCTCCGCACGTTTCCCAGCTATCGTAGTGGGATGCGTGCCATCCGGGCAAAGGGCGAACACGTTAAACTTATTCCTGCCGGAACGGCGATACATATCAAACGCCGGCAGTTTCAAGATCTTTCCAGCGTCAAGCAGGGCATCATTGAAATCGTAACGATGCAGTCCGCTTGTCTTTACATAGGTGTCGGAATCGGAAGTGATTGTCTTCTCCCCGGTTTCAGGATCGGTTTCGTATTCGTACACCCTATACGGGAGACCGACAAGGAGGATAGACAAACGAGGATAGGCCGTTAGCAATACCCGGACACAATAAGCCAATGCGCCGAGGTATGTTGTCTTTGATTCGGTGTCCAGCGATCCGATTGTAGCGCCACCGGCAAAGTCATTACCACCGTATGCGATAGTAAGCACAATGTCCTTCCCGTCTGCCATAGAAACGGACTGCAAGTTCGCAATGGCATCAGCAAAATACGGGTAACTTGATATGACTTCTGTTTGTGCCAGCATCGTGGAGAAATCCCCGCTAACAAGGCAGTCCGCAACGTTTATCATCGTAAACGCATCGTAGGGGTCGCTCCCATCATTTGTCCTCCAGGACATTCTACATCCACCGAAACCGCAGTTCAAGACCTTGCCACCTACAATTTCTTGTATCATTTCATCTACACCCTGCGCCTGCCCGAGTTGGCTGTCTCCGCAGAGAATGACCGTCTTCCCCTTCATCAGTCCGCCGGACTGCAAGTTTTTCTTAATATAGGCAAAGCCATAGGAAGACGTTAAGGTTATCCCTACATCCTGAATGGATATTCGGTACACCACAAGAAGGCGAGAGCCACCAGCGAGTACCTCCGCATCGGTCAAGGAAAGCCCTTCGTTTATTCTTTGCGTTGTCGGGAAAGAAACGATGGTATCATCATCCGTCAAGATCGCGTGTTTGACTGCTGAGCTTACAACAAGCATAGTGTTCGACTGAACGATAACACCTTCCGAAATCGGAATGATTGCCGTCGCAAGGTCAGTGGATGAAGTTTTGTTCGATGCCTTTTTCCCGCCGACTGCCTTGCTGTTCATATTGTAGTAGCCGGATTCCCAGGCACTACCATTGCTTTCCACCGACCCCTCCATAAAAGTGTTTACCTTTACGATGTCGGTTTCAAGATTGGCAATTCGTCCATCTATGCTCTTATAGTTGTTTGACAAAGACAAAGAGATCTCGAAGAATTGGGTAGAGATCCTATAGACTACAATTACCTTCGTTGCTCCAGCGCTTATTTCTTCATTAGTGAGGACAAGCCCGTCGTTTATCCGCTGGGTTGTCGGGAAGGCTACAATCTTCCACGAATCGGTAATGATAGCGTGAGCAACGGACGAGGAAGTAACAAGCGAAGTGTTTGATTGCAGGACTTGTCCCGGCTTGATGTCTACAACCGCAGTTTCCAAATCGTCCGAAGTGTTCATCGAAGTCTGGATGTTGTCCCCCACCGATTTCCCGTTCATATTGTAGAAACCGGAAGCGAAAGAACTTGCCTTGTCCTGCGTGCTGTCAGCCACGAAGGCGTCCGCTTTCTTCGTCCCTTCCGAAATCGTGTTTATCTTCGTCAGGATACTTGTCGGTGTACCAACACTGAAAGTTTGATCAGTGAAAGAACCCCCACCGTGATATACTGCGAAATAACCATTTACGGGTGATTCGACATCTATGTTTACTGACGATTCGCTACCACGATAGACGCCGGTTGCAAGGACATCCTGTGCCGGGACACTTTGGCTGAAAGCATAACGGAAGGTTTGTGCGGATGCGTTTGTCGCTTTGTAAAGTATGTGTTGCCCCTTTGAAATTGGGACATAATACACATACACCGACCCGGAAGCCGAATGAGAAAACTTGTCAGCAGAGCCGTCTATATTCAAATGGCCGACTTGCGTAGGGGTTTGGGATGCGACCACAAGCCCGTTCCCGAGGTCAGTCACTTTTTGGGATAACTGATTGAATTCAGTAATGGTAGTATAATTTGTCATATCTATTTCAGTACTACCAAAAGATACCCAGGAATACGTGTTTCCAGATTTACTTACAACATACCTGGCAGCATTTCCGTTACCATCAGCAACAAGATAAACCTTGTTCATTGTGTCTGAGGATGCAGAAAGCGTACCGGTATAATCAGTTGAGTTGTATGTCACAACAACGCCAGCAGGTATATCTGCAATAGTAGGTGTAGAGTCACCATCCCAAGAAACAACATACTCACCCTTATTAACAGACGAAATAGCTGCCGAATGTTGTGCAAGAGTTGTTTCCAGTGTTACATTCTGATTATCAATAACAGCTTGAATGTGCGTCTGGGGATAAACCTGAGGCCCATTTTCAGTTAATGACAACTGTACTATGTTTTCGTTTGCCATAATATATTAATTATTACTATCTATTGTCCCTATAATAGTTGCGTAGGCAACTCCGATTGCCGGAGCAGATGATATGTTGGATCTAGCCTGAGTTTTTTGCGTTTCAGTTAATTCCTGACTTACATACGTAACAACGCCATCAGGTATAGCTGGTACGCCAACGAGATCAGCATAATTACCAGAAAGGGCTACCGCAGCTAACGCAGGCTTATCTTTTATGTAATCTACTGCAGAAGAATCAGTCTGAGTCCAAGATGACTGTACTTGATCTGCCGGATCACCTTTAGGACCCTTTAATGACTCAAGCCACTCTTCTACTGTCCCGCTAAAACCATTTTCTACTGCAATTGCATATGCACTTTTTCCACTATCTCCCTTGTTTCCCCTATCTGAAGCCTTTACCCATATAAGAGGATTAGTACCAGGAACAACGTTTCTATTTGCCGTCCTGGATATGTAACTGCATCCATCTCCGCCGTCTGCCGGATCGAAGAACACCTGCGTAAGAATATCGTATTGTTTTCCATATACGAAATTCCCATCTACCGTTATTCCTGCCTTAAATATCTTTGTATCCATATATCATATAATTGTTATATACCTTGTGCTTTCATCAAAAGACAATCTTGGAGTAATCACATAATTGTTTTCAACTATATGCAAATACAAATCTTCATCTACATACATATTCGCAAGAACGGAATCACCAGGTTCCCCTTTCAGATACTTCCCAATGCTGCTGAGAATTGCATTATACGCCTGCATCGCATTAACATAGGACTCCATCAGCAATTCTGTTCTTATGCTTGCAGACAGACCAAGATTTCTAACTTGGATGGGTTTGTAACTTTCAGGAAGCGCATTGAACTTCCCGCCATTCCTCAGAATCTGCACTGACTCTCTGTCTGTTCTTGCGGACACAAGAGCTATTCCCGAGTCGGCTCCTACTGTAAAGGAGATTATATATAAATTATTTGCTGTACAATTATTCATATCTTTCCCTTAATTAATCCACATTTTTTGTGCAACACAAGCTGAGAGCATACCGGCACAACAGTAATAATTTGTGGCACGACTTCTAGCATAGAGTTCGATTACATCCCCCTTGTTCAAGGCAATATCTAGCGTACATACCTGCCAATATGATTCATGAAAAGTTGTTTCTGCTGTTCCGATTGCGGTCCCATTCCGATAGCACCGAGTACCCGATGTACCAGAAGTAGTATTTCGGAAGGCGCACCATTTCAACCTGTAAGTTCCAGATACCGGGATTGTTATACTTACATCGGTTGAAATATATGAAGTAGATGCGATTCTCTTCATAGAGGCGTCCTCCACTACAGGATAGTCTCCGGCAGTAGGCGCGAGAGTTGTGCCTCCACCACCTTGCTCTATATCGTCGATAAGGGCGGCATAATCGTCCAATTTCGCCGATGCGGATACTGTAACGCCCTTGCCCTCAATGGCGACCTTAATGTCAGCCTTTGCACTCGAAAGTCTTGTTACTTCATCTGCTACACTCATATTGCTGCCAATAATGTTTCAATATCACCTAACACGTCATCTACATAGTCTTTCACAGCTTTAGGAGATGCTGTCTTGTCGTTAGAAGTAGCATCCGAAGAAATACTTGTGGATATTGCTGGAACTGTGGGAATAGTAGCGGTAATTGCCGCTGTCTTGGTCTGCGAATCTATAATAGCAGGAGTTCCATTGAACGTAATAGCTTCAATAACATTCTCATCGCCTCCAATAACAATTGGATTTGTATCAGTACCAGATGTTGGATCTACAGAGCCAATTACAGATTTAAGATAAACTACTTTTTCAAACTCTTCAGATATGGCACTATTCGTAACAACATTTTGCGATGATGCAGATAGAGACGTATCAATGGCCGCAATTCTGGAATCATTTATATCCAAAACCGCATTATTAGGTAGTTTTATCTTCTTTACAGCCATATCTTAATCTAGGAAACAGACACACCAAGATCACTATATTTTGCGACTGAAACCGTATCGTTACTACCTGCACTGGTAGTTGCAGACGTTATTCCAGTAGCAACAGATATTACGCCTGTGCCTGCGGTTGCACCTGTAGATAGTGAAACAGTCGGTTGTGTTGTGACTTTGACTCCAGTAAGACAATTCGCAGTAGTAGGAGCACCAAGAGCTGTAATAGCAGTCGCCGATTGCCCTACTGTCACACCAGTAACAATCGAATCTCCGGCTCCATTTGCATCTGTTTCTCCTGTGGCAGCAGTAATGGCTGTTCCAAGCGTAGGAGCAGAGCCGTTACCTCCACTGATTATAAGGGTTTCAGCCTCACTTCCTGTACCTATTGAAAAGCTCCAAGTTGCAGCTGCTCCAACACTCGTAACATTTGGAACGCTTGTAGTAACAAGTTTCTTGTTTGTCTCAGCAGAAACAGATTTCACAAAAGTGTCTGTTGAGTGTGCACCGAATCCTGTGATAGCAGATGCTGTTCCATTTGCACCAACCGCTGTTCCGCTTGCCGTTGCCTTAATGTTTGTTGTCGATGGTGTAACGGTAGTAGTGAAAGTTGTAGCTTCTCCTAAAACATTATCACCAGAACCCTTGCTTAATGAAACAGAATCTTTTACAGCAAGATTACCAAGATTAGACAAGTCGCCAAATTCCAACCACTTTGCTCCATCCCAAATAAATTCAGAATTTCCATAGGCAACTATCATCCCGTTTGTTGGCGCAACAGAGCCTTTACCATCAATCGTAATAGGACTCGTAGTTGACTTATCCGTTATAGCAGTAGTGGACTTACCAGCAAAACTGGAACCACCCTCCAAAGAAGAAATAAGCTCCCTTGCACCGGCATCTACTATATCATAAGTATTACCAGAAGGCAATTTAATTTTACTAATATCAGGCATATCTATTTGTTTTATTAGTTTCTGTTAAATACAAGTGTCTCCACTATCACTTCCTGTGCGTCATTCACATTCAGTTTATTGTTCCAGAATTCTTTTTCAGCTGCAGTAACGTGTATGTCACTGTTTGCTATGTGCCGCATAATAACATCGCTCTGTATATCCGTAAGGAATGTAAGGTCCTGTACATAAGCGTTACCGGTTCCTATCTTAAGTGCAGGTATATTCTCGATCCTACCATCAACAGTTCTCGTCTTATAATCCGTATAGATTATCAGTTCACCTTCCTTTGGAACATACCCAATTGCCGAGTTCCAATAGGCAGTAGAACCAGACTTTATACCAACAGAAAGTAAGGAGTCCAACTTTACCTTATCCTCTGCCGTCATCAGTCCAGGCTTGGTATGCGTTGCCAAACCGATGTTCTCTATCTTTGTAAGAAGATCGGAAACATTGTCTCCATACCTGTGTATCTTATATGTTGCGTGTTTATCCGGCATTTTTCTGAACAGTTACATATTTGTCATCAATGGTAAGGACATACCCGTCTTCTACTACCAGATAATACTCATCGGACAATCCGCTACCACAAACCAAAAATGCTTTAACCTTTATATCTCCTCCCATCTCTCGTGCATATACAGCAATGTCGCAGTTTGCATCTGATACAGACACCGCAAGTGATTCGCGGTTACAGAAGGCTCTGACCAGCAAATCGCTGCTGCAACTCACTGCTGATACGAAAATATCATTAAGCGATTCTGCCTTGACTTTTAAGCCCGACAGTATCTTCTGTATATTTACACGCAGACAACCCATAACTAAATCAACAAATCAAGTGTTATAGGAGCAGCTTTTACTTTTCGGACTCCTCCAGGAAAATCAGTGTCTGGAATGTAGGCTGTGACCTTGAGTGTGAGGACGCCTGAGGTCAACCCTTCTGTCGGAATACACAGGAAAGACTCACCGTTACTGTTGGTTACTATCCTGCAATTATCGACCTCCACATCGTTAATGTAAACGTCTGCAGAGTATCCGTCTGTAGCTGCATCAAAACCAGTAGCAGTGATGTCTAATTTGTATTTGAGATCAGTGCCTATGAAATGTCCTCTAGCCATTGCTCTTTGTAAAAATGGGGCGAGCAGTTATACCAGCCCCGAACCAAAACCAAAAACACTTATGAAATGAAGCCATCCCCGGCTGCTATTCTTTGTAATCAAGAGCCTTCTTGAATCCTTTGTAAAGACCTATACCGTTTATGATAAGGAGTATTCCAGCACATACAGAGTAGAAACCACCAAGCTTGGAGTTCCACACAGCTGCCACACTGGCGACCAATACCATAAGCCAAACGATGAGATAAGCGAATCTCAAAAAACTGTTGAATCTTTCTTTATCTGTCATAACCAAACTATTTATTCTACGTTATTCAAAGCGGCTTCACAGGAACAACTTATTGAACGAGTATTAGAAGTGCCACTATCATTTGTAGTAAATGATAACACGCCTGTCTGTCTGCTTGTACTTTGTGTTGCACTCAGACTTATTGTCACAGTCTCGTTTGCTGCTCCAGATGCAGTGTATCCGTGAAGCCAAGTAGACTGACCAGAACCAGGAGAGAAGGAAGATGACCAAGGTCTGTTACAAGTCACATAAAGTGTGTGAGTTACCTCATCAGCACTGAATTCAAGAATGTTTATTCCAGATGTTTCATCATCTGCAATAGTCCATTCAGTTGCCGGTTCGGCAGGACTCTGCACAATTGTAAATACAGCCGTAACTGTATCTGGCGCCTGACCACAACTTATAGTAACAGACTTAGTAACCGTCTGTGTAGTCGATGCATTAGCATCCCAACTAATAAGAACCGTATCAGAACCTGTACCCGAATACTTGGAGGCATCAATTCCTGTATCTGCGGAGATTGTCCAAGTGGCATCTGTTACTGTTCCATTATCGTGGTATTTGCCAATTATCGTAACATTTGCACTTCCAGAAGCTGCAGATTTCATTCCGCCAGTAGGTGTAACTGAAATAGTGTAATAAGGTGCGGCACTACCACCATCATCATATTCTGCGGTATAAGTCGCAGTCTCGCTAGATACGCCACCAAGTTCACTATAAGCAGTAAATGTTGTGTCTTCGTTTATCTCTATCGCCGAACTATATATACTATATGAACCTGAGCCTGTCTTATAATATATCGTCGCGCCACTTGTTGCACAGGTTATAGTTACGTAATTATTACTTACACTGAACTGAGGCACATCTGGAACAACAGGCTCGTCTCCACCACCTCCACTTGCAGCAGATTGTGTAAGTATAAATTGCACATCGCTAACTGTACTATCTGAACCCTTAAGCGTAATGGTACTTACAGCAGGATTATCAGTATCATCATTCGCTATAAACGAGTACGAAAGAGTTTCATTACCACTTCCCGAACCTCCAGATACAATTGTGATATTACCTGAAGCTACAGCATACCAAGACACGTTTGCCTTGACCGAAAGTGTACCACTACCACTGTCGGGACCAACAGATCGAGTAGTTGCGCCGTCTATATACAGGTAGTCACCTGTTATATCTCCACCGCCACCGCCTCCACCGCTACGTTTCTGCTGCGTTATGGTTACATCAATCGGAGCACAGTTATCTGCTGTTAATCTTAATACACCAGTATTGTTCTGACTGATCGCGTGTCCAATTGCCGTAACAGTAATTGACTGGGCATTCTGAGAAGCACTTCCGCTAGATGGATTTATGTTGAAATAATTTGAACCACTTACAAGAGATGCCTGCCAATTAACAGAGCTATATAGATTAACTGTTCCATAACCGCCAATATTGGAACCTATATTAACTGAATTAGGTGTGGTATAGAAAGTAATACCTTTCTCCTGCCCAAACCCAACAGTTATATCATTTACATTTGAATTGCTGCTATGGAACTTAATAGTATAGTTCTTTAATGCATTTGTATTGTTTGAATTTATTGTCGCTGTTATTATCTCACCGGCATCAGTAGTTGCACTGCCGCTACTCTTGCTTAATGATAAAATCTCACCAGTTGTGTCGGTAATTTCCCAGGGATCAGAACTTATAACCTTAATACTTACAGACGTTGTGTTATACGGATATAAATTACCGGAAGGACCATTTACTAGAAATGCGTTAAATGTCGGTTCTCCTTCTCCCTTTCCTGCAGAATCAACCTGATAGAACGTTGCCGTCATAGTGTTCAATCCGCTTACAAATGCTGAGATTGTTGCCTGTCTCGCTTCCTCGGATGAATCAATGGTTATTCCAGTTATTGCAGAGCCATTACATTGTGCATACCTTCCTCCGTCAGTCATATAAGAGGCAGGTATATGCATCCAGCTGGGAACTGAACTCATAATAACATACCACACAGTAGCGGCGTCATTTCTCTTATCTACGTGGAGCGATGTTGTACCGCCATCCAAGCCAACATTATCAGAGAAGTAGAACGAATATACAAGGGCTGTCGTATCTGGCCACTGCACAATATACATTGAGCGTTCCTTATTCTTTCCAGTAAGTTTCGCTACAAGTGTTTCAGATTTAGGACCATTAGAAGAGTTGTATGTAACGCTCAAAGACCTGACAACACCATCGGCAGTTGTCGCTTCACCAGCCCATCCACCAGACTGAGTAGGCGAGCACCAATCATCTCCAGATGTATCCCTTTCCTCAACTGTCCAAGGACCAGAAGCAAAAACCTTAAAGCTATGCGTACCTGCAGTTGCAGCCATTGACATCTGGCGTATGCCATCGATGTCCTGTATATCTATGAAATCCACTATTGTCTTATCCTGATATACATCATAATTTGCGGAATCAAATTCCCCATCAAGCCGCACAGAAAAATACAGATGTCGGCTATTGTCTTCCTCGTCCAACCCTGGTATATAAACATTTACCAGAGTTTCGCCTGCACCCCCAGATACCGGACTGAACGAAACGCCATCTGGATACTCGTCGTTTGCGATGAATGACCAGGTACCGGGTGACTGAACAACAAGTGCAAGTGTGCCACCCATCTTAGGCATAGTGGAGTGATCATCCCCATTAAAGTCTATTATGCGGAGATCCATTGACTCACTTGCCGCCAACTGATTAAATGTCAAACTAGCTGTGCGAGTTTTATCATCAACCAATCTCACATATATTGTAGCATCTCGCCCAGAACTTGTATTCAAATTCTTCAAAGCATTACTTACGTTGATTACATTGCCGTTTATGGAGTAATCAAACCAAGTAACAGAAGAATCGTCATAGACCTCCCAAGCCGCACTAGTTGGATTAGAAGTACTTACAGTGAATCCAGTAGAAGAAGTGTCCTCGCCATACGGTCTGAACTTGCCCTCCGCTGTAACTACTACAGGTCCGGCAGGAAATATACTAATCGAGGGGCGTGACACAGGAGTTACATCGTCCTGCTGAGCCTTTACTGTTATAGTAATGGACTTCGTTATTCCCTTATATGTCGCTGTGACAACAACTGTCTTGGACTCTGTACCGCTTGTGTTCTGTCCTGAAACAAGTCCTCCTGTTATTGCACCGTTACCGACAGTCGCATACTGATTGCTGCAAGTCCAAACACAATCAGAAAGATGTGTTATGTCCTCGTGAAGTGTATAATTCGAGCTGTACGTGTAATAAGTAGCAGTAAGCTGCAGTGTTCCGGTGGAATTTATCTCATTACCAGCTGACTCTATTGTTATTGAATGTGTAACGATTTCCGAACCGCCACTCCCACTTGTGCCAGAACTTCTCTCCAATGCTGCAACTCTGCTGGAAAGACTATCAAGCATCTTTTTTAATTCATATGCAACACGAAGGTTTACAAGAGTAGTAGTGTCAGTATCAAGAGGCACAGAAAGAAGTTCCGTTGTTAAATACTGCCACGTCTTGACATCATATGCGGTACCGCCATTATTTATAATCTTATCTACTTGCTGTTTCAGTTCATAAAGCTTCGCAGCAGACGAAGGATTCTTCGTGTCGTTAACATATTCGTTCCTGACTGTTATATTTGCTCCAGGATTTATATTACCTATAAGCCTGCGTAATTCCTGTATCGAAGAATTAATATTAATTATGCTGTTGTTGGTAGAATTACTTAACGAATCAATCAGGCTCTTAAGAACAGCACCCTGTGCAGCAGATAAAGCTTTATAAATCTCATTTGGATGATTGCAGTCATTTACAATTCCGATTGCAGCCTGAAGAGACGCAAGCCAGTCCTCCTCGCTCCCGACAAATCCGTGCTTTATAGCAATATCATATGCGGATTCACCTCTTGCCGAATAGTCTATCAGCTCCTGTGCATATTTACTGAAAAGATCAGCAATAGGAAGTATCCTATTCTCACCGTCCTGTACAATAGCAACAAGTTCATCACCGGACAAATTGACTGCTTTTGGCAAGTCAGTATCCCTGACTCCCAATACTGCCAATCCTCGACGGATTTCCTCAAGTTGTTTCTTAGTAATAAACATAATCTTTATTTCTTAGTGCTTGAAGACGATGTGCCGCGAGACTTTGCTATCTGCTTCTGGGCTTCTATCTTCTTTAATTCAATCTGTTTCTTCTGTTCAAGCTCCTTGTCCTTGAATCTGAATTCCCTGTCAAGCGCCTCTATCTCCTGACGAAGTTTGTCTCTCTCTATATCCAGTTTCTCACGGACAATCTGCTCGTCGTTTTCTTCGGAGTATATCCCAAGACGCAGGTATTCAGCCTGTGCATTTATCTCCGCCACACGAATCTTCGTCTCATTGTCTCTTGCATTGAGCGCATCCTGCTGCTGGAGCTGCATCTGTGCAGTTTGCTGCTGAGCCTGAATCTTCTGCTGCTCAAGCTGCGTCTGCTGCTGCTGTGCTTCCTGCTGCATCTGCCGCATTTGCTTTTCGGACCTTTCAATAGTGCGAATCTTCTCCTGCATAGACATAGATGAATACATCTTGAGAAGAGTAGAGAACGGCATACCGTTCTGAGCCATAGCCTGACCGATGGTATCCATCTGCGAATTAAGCTTCTGCATATCCTGTGAGTTGTCTACCACCAGACCGTAATCGCATTCGGCAAACTCATCACCGTCTATTTCCATTATCCTACGGGAATAATCAGACAGGATATACTGGAATTTCATACTCCTGCCACGAAGGGCAGCTTTCGCATATTCAAGAAAACTCTCAAGGACCCTCCTCTTGGTATCTTCGTGGGACTGGAACAACCAATCAGTTATATATGAAGATTGCAGGACGGCACGTTCAATGCCGCCCACAGTCTCGCGGTTATATGTGTTTCCTTCCCGCTGGCGGTTAATACCAACAAGGTCGGACATCGAGTCCTTTGTCCACTGAAGAAGTTCTATATAATTCTGGATTGACGCACCCCAGTCGGCATCTATATAACCCTTTGACGCATTATTGAGTCCTCCTGCAAGTTTGCCTGTAGCAGCACCCTTGGAGCCTTCATTGAATGAATCCTTAATGAGTATCTTATTGGTTCTCGCAAAGTACACCCATTTCTCCACTTCCCAGTTCTTGGGTTTCAGGGCAAGATCCATCTCCAAAAGTTTACCCCAGTTGGTAGCGATGAGATCAACAAGCTTTGCGTGAATGGCATCATAAAGGTAGTTATAAGGCTTCATCATATCGACAAGCGAAAATGGTCTTGCCTCATTGAGATTATATATTGTTCCTATAATGCCGAAGTTGCATCTTGACGGGTTGCTGATAGAATTGTGCTGGACAAGACAAGGGCGTATTCCGACGTAAATGTCTTCGCCGATAAGTGTACCCTCCCAAGCCTGGTTCACCCACAAAGGAGTAGCTTCTTCGCCTGCAGCCTTATCCGGTATATATGTCTCAGGATAAAAGTCAAACACCTCTTCACCAGTCATCGGATCAAAAGACTTGACCTTGAATATCTTTCTCTTTGATTTCCACCACACGCGAAGAACGCGGATATTCCCCATCACATCATATGGCAAAAGATTGGTCCCTATACCTCCGCCAAGCTCCGGGAAAGCATCGAAGAATGGGCCTCCTGAACCCTCCAGCATAATCCCATTTTCTCCGGCTATGCTGTAACTGTGCATAAAAGGATAAGACTCGTTGTAGTTTCCTGCAGCCCCAAGAGGGCCCTGTCCACCAAATTCGGGAATTTCATCTGACAGCCACTTCACCTGCTGGGGAGTGAGCTCGTCATAGTAAGTGTCTATTATCCTACCTGCTGACCAGTAGTCTTCGTAGATTACCATATCGGCATCCTCAATCCTATTTGAATATCCGCTGCCAAGAACACGCAGCTTCATAGGATTCAGTTTAGTGAGCGTGGGTTCACCACCGACAATGCCAGTCTGATATGCTTCCATAGAGCATATACAGGCATCCATAAAGCCAAGATTGAAAATGCTTGGGAAATTCTGCTCTTTCGAATAATGCTTAAGCAACTCATTGCCACGTATCTCCCTGAGGTCCTGCCAATGAAAGTCGAAGTATTCCTTTGCCTCCTGAATCTGGGACTGGGCCTCCTGGTCTGAAAGTGACGTGTCCTCAACTATCCCCTGTACGGTTTCGTTGAACTGACGCTTTTTCTCTTCCTCTATCTCGGATACGGCATTCGGATTGGTTACTACGACACGCCAGTCAAAGACACGTGCAGCCTCCTCTCCACGAAGAGTATTGAGTTTGGAATTGATTATCGGATAATGCTGTATCTTCTCAGGCACAAAACCTGTTGCAAGCCCGCCAGGATTAAGTACAGAAGCGATGTCATCCATATCGATAATTCCGTTTACGAGATCATAATTTATCTTCGTATGGACAACATTCTTTCTTACGGGAGAATAGTTAAAGTATGTCTTTGCTGCCGCCCAGCGGATACAGTCACGTCTCCACTCCTTCCCCTTCGATTTCAAAGGAAGTTTCTGACTGGGAAATGCAACATTTATTTCGTTCATACATACACAGTTTTACCTTGGCGAATCTAACGAGAAATACGCCTTGTAAAACGGATGTAAGTAATTCTGTTACTCGCTAAAAGCAGATTTGTAACCCGGTCCAAGCTTGTCAAGATGACGCTTCCAATCCTTATCGAAGAAATCATCTTCTGAATCGTCGTGGCTGTCGTGGTCTGACATCTCCGGAGAACCACCGTAAAGAATTATGAACTGTTCCCTGTAAAGCATAACCTGGGAAAGTGCCCTTACTCTATCGACATTCACTTCAGGACCGTAGGATACAAGCTCCTGAAGCAGTGCCCTGTTACGTATCTTGTACAACTGCGGTATCTGCTCTATATGTTTTTCTCCTTTCTCGTCTTTCACCTCTGCAGTATAAGTCTTGTTCAACCAATCCTTAATGAGTTCATTGGCGAAATTGATAAGAGGAGCATTGACAGATATACCCTTTATGGACGAGCCGAACATAGAATACTTTACAAGCTGTCTGTCCCTAAGGTATTCCGGGCAATCCGCAAGCATCCACGTCGCGTGTTTCTTCGCAAAGTACGAGAACATACCCTTCCTATTGCTTTCGTAGCATATAGTTGCATTATAGAAGACACCAAGAAGCCTTGCAAGCTCATAGTTGTCTTCCGCAAAAGGCTTACGGCCTGTATATTCCGCAACTATCTCATCAGTAAACAAATCAAATACAAAACAAGAGAACAATGATGAGGACTCAGCCTGATCATTATCCACAGGGTCTACGCCAATGATATATCTGTGCGGAGGAATAGTGCCTCCAGATGGCATAGTATAAATCTCCAATGCTCCCTGTTCCGTATTATCCACAGGCCATTTGCGTATAGGCACATCATCTGTTGCACGAAACTCAACTCTTCCTCCAGCATCGACAAGTGTTCCGACATATATGTCATCATATGCCCTTGGAGATGTGTCAAGCTGCCGTATTCGCTCGTTAAGCATAACAACGGGGAAATAGTTGGACTTTACCTTTAAGATGGCTTCAGCGGGAGTTATCGGCATCTGAGCGATACGCGAAAGAAGCGACGCAGGATCGCCGCCCTGCTTTACTATCCAACGCTCCTTAAGGATTTCAAGAAGAGCCGCAACAACATCTGAGTTCCCATCATTGTCCATACAGCCAGCACGGGAGATATACGATGGGAAGAAATAGGAGAATTTGTTTGTTCCTTTTCCTTTCTGGTCATAGACATTCTCAAGAGCATATACCTCATAGGCGTCAGGATTATATAAGATGGTCTTAACTCCGGAGAAATCAGACTCTTTATCTCCCGCAGTTCCGACACCGTACATACACGCAAACACGCGACTGGAACCTTCTTTCACTGAATCTCTCAAGTTATCCCAGGTTGCCTTGAAATTAGGATAGTTTCCCATCTCTTCGTGAAGGATATATCCTCGTTTACCACGAGCCTTTCCTTCATCACTCTTCATAGAAAGAGCCATAACGGAATTCAGAGAACTGTCCTTGCTTACGTTTCCGTTCAGGTTCCTATATCCCATTTGCCAAAGCATATCGACTGTTGAACGTTTTAGCATCAGCCTCGGAAATTCCGTATTGTTCGCAACGAAATCAACCATAGGAAGGAACTTGGAAATAGTACCGTCCTTTTGTGAAAGATATTCCTTGGTATAAGCAGTAAGAACGGTAGTGACTCTCTTCGTTGTTTCGGAATACTCTCCAAGTATGAGGTTGTGTGACATTATGCTTGCAAGGGAATAAGACTTTGACGCTCCTCGCCTTGCCAGTTCCATACAATGTTTTCCGTGTCTTCGTGCCTGCTCTATATAATGGAAACGATAATAGATGCCTTCCCAGAAATCAGGAAAGGATTCTACGCGGAGAAAGAGGTTAGGGTCCTCTTTCGACGCCCTGTTGAGCATAATGGGACAGTAATTGAGATACCAATACATCTGTCCAGTAACCCACTCACCATCAGATTCGCGTACATATCCGTCACGACACCTTCTGGCTTCTTCCTTCAGCCATTTCTTGAACTCGCTGTTAGGATTCGGATTGGGCCTCAACAAAGAATAGCAGCCATTCTCTTCAAAGAACTTTGCAGCAGGCCGGAAATAATCCATATCCTCAAGAATATGAGGATGTGCTATATCAACTATTATACGTCCCCTGTTGTCTCTCGGCAAGTCCTTTGCTCGTGGACGGTTCTCACTAATCATCCACTTTAGCAGCGGCACAGTATCAATAAAGTCCAGGAATTGTTCCTGAACTTCATCTGGGTACTGGGCAAGAAGCTCAGTCGTTATCTGTGTCTGATACTTGTTTACAGGTATTATTACTCCCATTTATCTCCTCGTATTCTTTTTCAGTATATATCTTCGTCCCGTCGGAAGAGAAGACGTAATAACGACCATCGCAGTGTACAACTCCACTGCTTATCTTCTTATTAAGAGTCTGTATGAGATGTGCAATAGATTTCGTCATTTAGATGTCCTCTCCTACCGCTTTTGTAGCACTGCCTCTTGCATTGTCTTCGGCAGCGAAATCCTTTGCCAATGACTTTTCAGCCTCCACGAGTGCTTTGGCAAGTTCCGGTATCTGCCTCAGTGCACTTGTCATTGCTGACACCGTTTTTTCGGATATCTCAGTAGTACCAAGAAATGTACTGAGCTTGTCTATACCCTTTCGCATACCTTCAAGCAGGAGAGCAGATGTAGTTACCGTATGCTTGCGATAAATATCCATCGCTTCCTTGAGAAGATCCGAAGGCTCCCAGTCAACATCAAATCCTTCCTGTGCCTTTATTTCAAGGGAACGGCTTGTTTCATCAGTAATATACTGGTATGTGCTTCTCGGATCACACATAAACCACAGATAAGATATCTGCTTCCAGAACTGCTCCTTTCTCTTGCTCTTATCCTGTTCGAAAAGCTCACGTATCTGGCGGACAAGCAATGCCTCATCAGCTATCTTGAACTCCAAGCCGTCAAACTCTATCAGCTTCATTGTTAATTAATTTAGTGTACTCCTCTTCCGTCAGGAAAGTGACACGACCATCACAACTGCGACGATAAGCGGCATATCCTCTTGCCCTGGCAGTCTCAACAAGGCGGATATCCTCCATCTCTTCCTCATACGGAAGAGGAAATACACCGGTACTCATAATCAACTAATACTAAACAATATGGCGTCTGCCAGTTTCTTACTGCAAAAGTCCTCCTTCGTCAATGCCGTCGTAGTCGGACACTACGAACTCAATGTCATTGTTCTGGATGAAAAGATAATCCTGACCATTAATGCGGACCATAGGTATCTCGTATGTCGCACTCAGGTTATCTGACTGAATGTTGTCCTCTATTACTCCTGGGACGTGCTTGGCTTTGAGGTAACGCTTGAAATTGATCCTTACGATCTCGCCGGGCTTGATGTTCTTAACCATATCTCCGACCTCAACAACCCACTGGTAAGGATTCATAGAACCCTCCATCTTCGTTGTGTCAAGCAGCAATCCACTCTCTGTAGTCACAGGTCCAACAAAGGTCTTAGCCGTGGTAACAATACCGGTGAACAGCGGACGTATCTTCTTAATCTGGAACATATTTATCCTCCTTGTTTATTACTTGTTTTGCGAGTCTTCGGCCATCTTCACCTATGACCCACACTCTGTCGTATATCTCGTTTCCTTTATGTTTTCTCGGTAAGACAGGAGAGTTACCGGAGAGAATCGCTTCAGCGGTGCTTTCGATCTCACTCTGAAGATACCTGCTCCGGTAAGAACTCCTGAGGTTCTGGTCAAGCAGCTTTGATTCATTACGCCTCCAGCTTATGTACCTGCTATATACTGGTCCTAACCTTCCCAAATACGGCACATTCCTTACGGCGCCAAACTTATCAAACCTGCTTCTGGTATAAATCCTAGTCCTGTTGTCGAAGGGCAATGACTTCGCGTCTTTCAATATCACGGAAAAGAAAGAGTTCACGGCTCTCCTTACGTCTGAAGGGTCCAACCCCAATTCATTTCCGATAATATTGAACCGCTTGTCATCAAACCTACTTCGACTCATTGTTCACAGGATTCGTCGGACTTGACCAGTCAAAAAGCACAGACAAAAGAAATCTCGGCTCATCCGTAAGATGCGGAATATACCTCGGATTCACGTCCCCATCAACAAGAAAGTCGTGCTCACGGAGAGTGGCAAGTATCATCTGGAACTGTGCGGATGACATACCAAGAGAATCCCTCATATCCTTACGGGACGTCTGTGACCACATCACCTCCTTCAATACCTCCGGATCGCTGATGCTGCTGAGAAGATGATAGCGCTGTGCTATTATCCTCGCTGCCACATCCCTTTCCCTCGGAGTGAGCTTGTGGTACGGAGTAAGAAACTCCACCCACGCCCTGAAGAAAGAAGAGGCGGTGCATTTCGCCGTAACTATCTTATTTGTCTTCATCATTCTCCTTTACAGGTGATGTGGCGTCCACAAAGGACTCAATCGAACTCTGGATTCCTTCGGTACACCAGGAGACGAATTTCTGATCGAACTTATCAGAATTCTCCACAACTCGGAAAAGCATACTCAGCAGCATAGAGGCATAGTCTGTCTGCTGGATACGCCTTACGAGCATCTGGTTCTCCTGACTCAGATTCTGAACCAACTCCTTAAGCTGGTCAACGGATAATTTTTCCTGTGTTTTCTTTGTTTTCTCTTCCATAGCTAGCGCTTTACTTAAATCTTCTGTTTATATTCTTGCTTGTTCTTCCTACACGTGTCTTCAGTCCCACAAGACGGTAATGCTTCTCTTTATGGCAGAACACCCAGTTCACCCAGTCAAGGAGGTTGTCTTCATCTACTCCGTCAGGAATATCATAGCCGCCTATTGTCTTGCAGTAGCATCCGGCAAGCATTCCCATATGCATAACGGGGACACGTACTTCATCTTGTACCGGACAGCTCGGTTTGCTGCTGCATACGATTCCGATGTCACGTACCCTGTCTTTCCTGGAACCGAATCTGTTGAGACGGTAGAATGCCACTCTTCCAACTGATTCGTTATAGTCCCTACGAAATCTCCGGTACGCATCATCTGCACCCCTGCACACTCTTTCTCCATAGTACAATCGCCCATCTTTACGGATTATTTGTTCCATTCAATCTCCTCTTTCTTCTTCTTTCTTCTCTCCTCTTCGGCAAGCCACTTATCAAACTCGCATATTCCTATGTCGGTGCTTCCACACTTGCCACAATAGCATCCATCCCACAGATCATCCGCAAGAATGTCATCCACAAGTATCTTCAACGAGTGGCAGTTCCTGCAGTAATAGACACACTGCTCTTCAAGTTCTGGAGGAATGGATTTCATTATTCGCCGTAGTAGATAAGGATGTACTCAGACTCATTATTCTGAAAGATATTCACTATATCCTTCTTGTCTATGCCGTGCTCTTTGACATAATCCTCAATTTCACGGATTTGATTCTTTACAATGGTTATCATTCTCATAATGCAACAGATCTTCTTGTGCAAATATAACGAAAACACTTGGAGAATGAAACAGTTTTGTTTCATCCACTGATAATAAATTATTTACATAGTAATTGTTAATTGTTCGCCAATTAAGGCTGTTCCGCAGAAAATGGTGTAAGCAAGTCACCATTTTCTGTGTATATCTCAGTAAAAGACTTGCGTATATGTTTAATTATTAGTAACTTTACATAAAGTAAATCAGTTACAAAATGAATCCAATAATATGAAAACCTTGAAAATAATGCTTTCAGTCATAATTCTGCTTGCGCTCGTGCTGTACTGCAGCATACACATAATAGAGCACGGTGTGCACGGCATAGACATTTCACATCATAACACGGTGAATTGGAATGTAGTTGCAGAGCAGACGGAAACTAAGTTTGCATTTGTCAAAATAACAGAAGGCTCAACATTCGTAGATAAGGCAGGCAAAAAGCACATCAGAGAAGCAGAGGCATCTGGTATAAAGACAGGAGCATACCACTATTTCTCTACACGCTCATCGGCGAAAAAGCAGTTCGAGAACTTCAAGAACAACTTCGTAAATAGCACAAGCCTTGTCCCTATGGTTGACGTCGAGGATCACGACAATGTTTCCGCAAAGGAGTTAAATATGATGGTTCGTGAATTCTGTGAACTAATAGAAGCCGAATACGGTGTAAAACCAATAGTCTATACAAGGCCAGACCTGTATCACTCAGTGTTCGTAAAAAACGGATTCAGGTTCTGGAGGAAATACACGTTTTTCTTCTGGCAACCTATTCCGGTACATCCAGTGTTTTCCACTGGGAGAATAAGATGCATATGGCAGTATTCCACAAACCGCGAGAAGATAAGCGGAACGTCTATTATAGACAGGGATGTACTATCGTCTATAAATCTATCTAACCTTATACGATGACGCTATTGGCTTGTTTGCCATCGTTGACTCTCTCTGTGCAATAAAGTTTGCAATAGCATCGGCTTTAATGCCGGCTTTTTGTATGCGGTTACGCAAATCGGTCATCTTATTCTTTCGCTCCTCTTCAATCCTTTTCGCTTCTTCACTGGAGAACATATTAGTTTTGTTGTACCCGCGTAAGATCATTGCATTTTTGCCGTAAGACGCATCAAGAAGGCCCTTGAGATGTCCATCCCAGTCACCATCAGCCTTTGCATTCTGCAGCGTTTCAGTTATCTTGTCTAAGCCTTGGTTATACGACAATGCTGCAAGCTGGTCTATAATATCAGGATCATCCGCAATATCACGCGGAGCATATCTGTCGAGAAGTCTCTTGACGTTGTACATTGCTGTGGAAAGTGCATAGAACGTAGTCACGCCGCTTGTTTCCGGTTGTGCAGATCGCAAAGCTTCCTTTACCATTGCGCTGCTTCCAAGCTGCTCTCGCTGCCTATCAGTCAACAATGATTCCGGACCCTGATATTTCACGCTGCCAAGTCCCGAACTCGGCTCCGCGTGAGCATTGATAGACGATAGTGCCCCACCAGTTAAATCACTAACTTTATATGCGATCGGATTGCCCACTCTGTATCCGAAGGCCCTTGCACGATCCAACTCCGACCTGTTTGCGTCACTGACAACAGACGGTAAAGTGGCATTTTTGGAAATCCACTTTTGATTGTTGAATAACTCTCCAGAGGCAGATTCCTTTAACATTACTGCCTGAGTAAGACCGGCAATGCGATTGAACTCATCAACAGACAGAGAGTTGTCGCTTAAAAGTTTATTCTTGTTGTTGTATATTGCTGACATAGCACGATATGCTGCGTCGTTGCTAAGCCTCGACTGACTGGCATCATCCACACCCGTCGGCTGTATTCCGATAGAACTCATATCCCTTCCCTGCCTGCCTATTATATCATATCCGCCATTTCCATTCAATGCGTCTTTTGCACGGACGGCACCAGTGATCAGAACGCCGTCACGCTCCTTGCCGCTTACAACAGATGAAAGTTTTCTCGTATGAACTGTTTGAGTGCCGGTTGTGTGGTTGCCGACATTATCCCGTATATACAGTTCACCGCCAACGCTAACTACATATCCTATGTGCGTATTCTGGTGTTTACCCTTACTTTCTTCGTATGCTGTCTTGAACTTATTTGAATTAGGATACAAAAGCTCCACAACGTCTCCGGGTTGCAAGTTTTCCATAAGATAGTTTTCGTATTCCGGGCCCTTAGCCATAGACCTTACGAAATCTATTGTTCTCTGCTTGTACCCATCATCCCATTTTCCAGAAGGAGCTCCATCATTGGCGAAGATGTCAAACAGTCTTGCTCCTCCAGCCTTGACCATATTGTCGCCCATTGTCCAAGCACTACCTCGAAGACCGTTCTTATCAATATTGAAGCCACGCTTGTCATCCAGATTCATATAGGTTATATGAGAAGCACACTCAAGCGTATTCCTTGCACTTTCTTTCTTGCACTGGCTAAGATTATCGAATACAAAGGGACTGAATGTGTCAACGTGTTTATTGTCCCCAACGCCTTCCGTGGATATATTGGACAAGTCAAGTCCTGTGCTTGTCACATAGTCGCCGAACTTATTATCGTAGTACTGGCCGTAATTGTAGATACCTTCATACGGCTTTCTTTTGCCGTTATTTGCCTGTACAGGTGTATAGGCAGATGTAGTATCGGTTGGAGTATCAACATATTCATTAAGCAATCCGACTGGCTTTTTTGCCTTCTTTATGCGAGCGCCATTTGAAACCCAGTCGTTATAAGCAGCGGTGGTTCTATTACCAATTATACCATCTACTCCGTCTTTGTTAGAACCAGTTGCACCAATATCGTATCCTGCATCAACAAGCATTGACTGAAGAGCCATTGTGCTTTTCTTCCCGAAATAACCATCCGGCTCAGCAGTGCCTATATCATATCCACTATCCTTAAGAACTCTCTGCAGTGCTTCGGCATCAGATGACTTCGCACTACCCGGCAATATGGAGGGAACAGAGTCGGAATACTCAGTATCGTCCTTTACAGCATCTACAACCTTACCGACTATATTGCTTATCGCGTTTCCCCATAAGTACGCTCCCGGAACAGCTAACATTGTCTGCCCCGGGCCTCCATCCCCATAATAGTTTTTCAGAAAACCTCCATCCGCGTGCCACTTAGATGCATTTCGTGCGAAATTCGCCTTCTTTACCATAGCAGGAGAGTAATTCTCTGGATGATCCAGTACCTGAGAAGCAAAAGCCTGCACCGATTTACCGTGCTTAGTGGCCGCAGCAGTAAAAGTCCCGCGCTTTGAAGGCTTGATGTGAATACTTCCACCGCCAGCATACATATTCCCGAGTTTCCCTCCGCAGGAGTATATCTCATTAAGAGTTCCTACTTGCTGCATTCCGTCTTCTGGTTTTGGGATATTTCCCAAAAAGCCAATACCAGCTCCGCCAAGAAATGTTCCTGTCATTGCTCCCCACAGAAGTCTCTTTTCCTTAGGGGTGCTGTGCACGTAATCCTCAAACGCACTGTCATAAGCTTTAGCTTTTTTGTATATTTCATCAAACGCCTCATCGCCCGGATATTTTGAAAAAGGCTTAATACATAACTTATCCGCAACTGCTAAAGGCCTGACTGCTATTTCGCTTGGGGAAGACAAATAATCAAGCCACTTTGCCGCAGATGCCGACTTATGATAGTCTGAAAAGTCAACTAATGCTCTGGCCCTGTTTTCCCGGAAGTCTCTGGCACGCGCAAACAAGTCGGAATAAGCATCGTATTGAACATCTGACGATTTCTTTGCCGCAGCCAGCCTTTTGTACTCATCGCTAAAAAGATCCGCATCCGGCCTCGACAAATAGTCAAAATATCTGTCAGTAGCATCCTTATATGAGTCAGAAAAGACACTTATATCATCCGGTAAGAATTCGCTATATGCGAGATCCGGAGTGTTACCTAAGCGCATACTATGAAGGAATTCGTGATAAGGCGTGTCTTCCAGTACACGATCTGATCTAACAATAACATTATTTGTATTCGGGTCAAATTCGCCAAAAGAATCAGATTTCCGTACTACCGAATAACTGGTCGGAACGTCAGAATGTTGCTCAAAAGGAAGAGTTTCCCCATCCTTCAGATACCCTTTCTTATGGGCCAGGTCATCAAGCCAGGCTTCAAACTCCTTCCTCTTAGGCGAAGAAACAAACTCACGGGCTTTGGAATAAGCGTGAGACATCTCACCCCAATACTTATCAGAAGCCTCGTCAGCCACAGAAAGCTTATTCACAATCCTGTCTTTAGGGACGTAGTGTTCTACGGGCCTTGAAGCGAGTTTTTTCGCTGCACCACCAGCAACCACAGCAGGAAGCAGCGTCACGCCAGCCAAAGTCATACCAGGCAACACCTGACCATTAGCTATCATCTGACCTGCCTCATATATCGTCATTGGATCACCGGCATCGGTGTAACTCATTATCTCCTGCTCCATAGGAATAAGAGGCTCGTCCTTAATCTCACCAGGCAGCTTCTGATTGGTAATATTCTCAGTTACCCTGTCGAACATCTTCTGCTCTTTGCGGCTGTCAATGTAATCTTTGGCGGAACGAATCTTATCTGCTCCGTATTTCTGTATAAGCGCCCTAAGCACTTCAGGATTAACAGGCATATCATTTTTCTTTAAGTTCACGCAAGTATAAGGAAATCAATGCCCGTGCACACAAGAAAAAGAAAAACACTTGCCCCGCCTAACTAGTTTATTTTTATTTATCCCCCCCTATCTCTTTTTCTCTCTTTTTATCCCCCCTATCACAATTCCGTAAGAGCGAAATAAATGTGAGAGTAAGATGTACGTAATAGCAATATAAATGTGAGATAGCAATGTAAATGTGAGAGCGAGATGTATGCCGTCATCCCCCCACCCTTTCAGTTGAAAGTAGGATATATCCCCTCCTTTCGGATATTCCGCAAATATTTTCCGTTTCACTTAACACACAAAAAATTATGTCACGTTTCCGTTATGTCAGTGCCGTCAATGTAGCAGCACCAAAAGCCGAAGAAATTGCGAACGCCTCAATTTGTCTTGATTTGGACGAAATGCAAGCCGCAAATAAAGTAATGGGTAAATATGTATTTTTCAATGATACTGAAAAATTACCTGTTTCCGCCCAAATTAAAACCTTTGTAGCCGCTTATCTTGATAAGTTGAGCAAAGATACTGCAAAAGTAGAAATTGCTTTCAATGCGGAGAAAAACAGCAATACCGCTTATGCAGTCAAGAAAGACGGAACAAAGGAATTTGTTTCTATATGGGGTAATGGATTCGGCAATACGCTCCCCGCAATGGAAGTCAATGCAGATTCTGTTTCCTTTGGAGTCTGTATGCAAGACGGTGAAATAGTCACTGAAATGAAGTCCAATCCCACAACCGGAAAGCCTGCAAAATATATTCGTTTCTTCGCGGATATAACAAAGGCCCTTTAAGGCATAGCCCCAATTTCGGGGCTTTGCTTTCTTTTCCGGTCAGTGGACTAGACTTAAATACCCTCTAAATCGAACAGAAACAGGCCTATTTTCTATTTATAATTAAAAGATATATAATTTATCATCTTTATTCTATAAATTGATTATAGGCCTTTATTTTAGTTTTTACTCTTCTCTCTATATAATATATATTTAAATAATAATTAATCTATGGAAGATAATAATAACTCTAAACTTGTTCTTATTAACCTTAATGGGATGGTTATTAAGTGTAAGAAAGAGGATATTCCTAATATCCTTTCTTCTAACCGTGATGATTGATATTCCGTTTTATTATAAATGCCCTAGGATTTATATATTCTGGGGCATTTGTTGATTCTAATATAGAGTGTCGGTAAACTAGTTTTAGACTTTCTCATAGATATATAATATATTTATATATTATATATATATTCTTTAAAGAAAGAGAAATAAATAAAGAGAAAGAAAAATAAACAAAAGAAAGAGATAAAAATGCTGTAAGGATGTAGATATCCTCTGATGAGTCTTTGCAAATTAAGACGAAACAGCCTATTGGCATAAACAAAAAAGATATTTACTATATTTGTATTATAATAAATAATATATGCTCCCTTAGCTCAGTTGGTTAGAGCACCTGACTCATAATCAGGGAGTCGGCGGTTCAAGCCCGTCAGGGAGCACGCGTTCAGAGTAGCCCTCTGATAGTTACTGGCATATTAACGAAAGTAGTGGAGTCGCTACCACAATATGCAAATGCAGTGAAGGGCTAATTCCCGCGAATGACTGCGAAAACTCTACTGTTGTATCAAGAGTTATCAGACAACACCGGCTGTGTAGAACCTCAGCAAGAAAACAGGTGACTGGTTAGGAGATACTATTTGCCGAAATAGCTTTAACGGTAGAGCATCTGATTTGTAATCAGAGGGTTGTTGGTTCGAATCCGACTTTCGGCTCTTCAGGATTCAGTTCCTGATTCTTTCATAATATAAGACATAGCCACTTTCGTCGAGATGATGCAAGTGGTTTTTTTCTTTTGCAAATAACCCACTAATACATACTACAATGAAAAAGAATCGCAACACTGGCAGGTTCAAGGGTCTCATTGACCAGATGAACCGCGACAAGCACAAGCTCGTGCTCGTAAACATCAACAACGCTAAGCCTTTCGCAAACGAATGTATCCGCAGAGGATATAACATCGAGATCGGCGACGTGTATAAGGACGGCATCATTATTTACCGCAATAAGTGATATGCCTGTCACAAGAGCACACGGCACTTATACTTGGTATGCATCCGAGAAGCAGAAACGCGCTATTGCTTTTTGTGAATCTTGGGTGCATACTAAGTTTACAGGCAATATCAATGACTACACTGATGTTACCGATTATCTTGACAAGCATCTTGCTAAGGCCGTGAAATGTTGTAACTATGTCAGACAAATAAAGAAATCATAATTATGTTTTTCTGGATATTCTGTGCAGCTATGCTTCTCGCTGCTCCTGCTTATGACTGGGCTGAGTTAAAAAAGAAAAAGAAATGAGAAAGATATACGAAATGATATGGTCCTGGGTAGAATCTATCCGGGACCGTAAATTTTATAAGCATCTCAACAGCCATCATAATGAAATCATACAGTACACACTAGACTTGGAGCATCGTTATCCTACTACATCTTCCGTTCATAGCGGATATGGCTTCGATAAATACGATGTTCAGTATGAGTGTGTGCCTGATCCAATACCGTTCTGTCTACGGATGGGACACAATTACTCTCACTATGACAAATGAAGAGCGCAATGAGATAGCCAAAGAGGTTCTTACTAATATGGACCTGACCAGAGAACAGTATCTGGAATTGTGTGAACTCGCAGACGAACTCGATCTTGAGCTTATTCCGGATATTTACTTCGATGATTAAAACAGATTTGTTTCTTTTATTAATATTCAGTAACTTTGGTAAAACTTAGTTGATTACAATGACACTCACAAACGAAATCAGATTCTGCGTGAAATATCTGATAGACCACGATGTCGGTCTTGATGATATTCCTAAAATCGCTTCCGGTCTCAAGTATTTCAAGCGTAATTACAGATTTGTAGAAGTCCGTAATGATTTCTTTATGGATCTGGCACGCGAACTTAGGGAAATATGGCCATCCGGAAAGAAGATGGGACAATATGAATGGCGTGATTCAGTTGGCAATCTTGCGCGTAGATTAGAATTGCTGTGGCAAGTCAGGGATATGCCTGATGTAACCATAGAACAATGCGTAGCAGTTGCAAAAGCATATCGCGCAAAACACAAGGACGATATTACATATATGCGTGTACTCAAGTATTTCATCCTTAAACAAATCAATGATTTGGAGAATAACGGCAAGAAGAAAGTCTTGTATGACAGTCCTTTTGCCGATATGCTTCAGGATGTATCGGAACTTGAGACTGCAACTGCTGAGGCAGATATGCTGTTCAACGAAGCATCTGTATCTTATGGAGGTGAACTGGTATGATGAAAGGAGCGAAATCAACTGAAATTGCTTCTGAAGAACCTGTTTTCATCCAGAGCACAGATGACTCAATTAACGGTGTTCTTCAAGACCTGCAAAGAAGACGCGACAATGTTCTTGGTGGTGGCATAAATTGTATTCCTCTCCCATTTAAGAGATTCCGTCAGGATATTCCCGGAATAGAGCAAGAGCAATATGTGATTGTCACAGCATCTACAAAAGTAGGAAAGTCTATGCTTGCTTCATACATTTATATTTATGAGGCGCTGGACTATGCTTTCGAGAATCCAGAACAATGCAGTGTCGATGTATTGTATTTTCCTCTTGAAGAGTCCATCAGCAGGGTGATACAAAGATATATGTCTCATCTTTTGTATAAGCTTGACGGCTATCGCATATCTCCGCAGGACTTGAGGTCTACATCCAGGGATTATCCTATTCCTGAAGAGGCTCTGGAGCTGTTGCAGAGTGAGCGCTATCAGGAAAGGCTGAGGTACTTTGAGCAGCACGTCATATTCAACAAGGAAGATACTAATCCTACTGGAATACTGCGTGCCTGTGAGAGATTTGCAAAGACTGTTGGTGATTATAAGACAAAGACTGTTCGTCGCAGTGATGGTTTTACGGAAAAAGAAATAGAAGTCTTTGATTCCTATACCCCTCACGATATGAATCATTACACTATTGTCTTTATAGATCATCTCAGCCTTGTGGATACTGAAGCCGGTATGAGTCTGAAGCAGAGTATGGAGAAAGTGTCTGAATACTGTATCAAATACCTGCGTGACAGATATAAGTTCACTTGTGTTGTCATACAGCAGCAGGCATTCGAAACAGAAGGCCTTGAAGCCATTAAGCAGAAAAAGATGACCCCCACTGCCGCAGGACTATCTGACAGCAAATATACTTCCAGGGATGCCAATTTAGTCTTGGGCTTGTTCGATCCTTCACAGTTTGACCTTCCTGCGTATCTCGGATATAAGATAAACTCCATTGAAGGGCAGGGCCTAAGGAATTATGGCCGCTTTATGAGTGTTATCCGTGGACGTGACGGTCAGGCTGGAGGAATATGCCCGCTGTTCTTTGACGGAGCTGTATGCAATTTCGAAGAACTCCCAAGACCTGATGACATCAATGGGATCACACAGTATTACAATAAAGCTGCTACACTTAAGTCATATCGCCAGCAGAAGAAGTATACACAGCTGATCCTTGCAAATCTTAATCACAATGGATAAAGACAGACAGTTATTCGCAGTTAACAAGATTAACGGCAATGTGGAAGTTAAAGTTGAGTCACTGAGCTTGAACGATCTTGCCTCCATAGCCATTGCTATTATTGGACTTGCTGTACAGGATGAAACATTTATGCAGATTCTTCTTACGGCAATTACTACTCTCATTAACGACGAAAACTTTAAGGACAAAATCAATGAAGCTGTCACCAAAGAATTCGATTGGAACAGTTATTTGAAATCATTACCTAAAAACGGTGACGTATCGTGAACACAAAAAACACTTATTCACAGGAAGATTTAGAGAGAATTATTGATCTTCACGAAAACAAGAAGCTCAATTACCATCAGATTGCTGATATTATGGGCAGGTCTTATTCATCCATTATCAATTTTCTGGCAAGGCAGAAAGGTAATACTGCTACTATCAAGAAGCTTTCCCAGAAATCACTCAGCGATTATACTCCAAGGGAGATGATCAAACATCTTTATAATCTTGGTTATCGCCTCGAGAATAATGAGATCGTTTGTATTCAGAAAGTTAAAGTTAATATAAAAGACATTATCAATGGCTAAAGAAATTATACTTCCAACAGAACGACAAAAGCCCCAGAACTATAACCCACGGCTCCTTGTAGTCTTTGGTTTACCTAAGAGCGGAAAGAGCTCGGCTATGGCTAGTCTCGACAATAATCTCATTATTGACCTTGAAGACGGTTATCGCTCCCTTGAGGTAATGGCTGTTCAAGCAAGAACAGTTTCGGATCTCTTCGGTATCCGTGATGCCATCCAGAAGAAGATAAAGGAAACAGGCAAGCAGCCGTATCGTTTTATCACAATAGATAATGCTACCCGCCTTGAAGAGATGTGTCTCGGATATGCTGCTGTGCTTTATAGGAAACTTCCTATGGCAGCAAATTGGGGATTGCTCAAGGACAAGAATGGTATGCTCATCAAGGATAAGAACGGTAAACCTGTTCCTGATCCCAAGGCTGATGTGCGTACTCTTCCGAATGGCTCGGGTTATTTATATTTAAGAAACGCACTTAAGGAAGTCATTCATATGTTCCAGCCATTATGTGAAACTCTTATCCTCGTATGTCACGTAAAGGATAGGCAGATACAGATGAATGATGCAGAGAGCAGCGAACTTGTAGTAGACCTTGCAGGAAAGCTCGGAGATATTATCTGCGGTGAAGCAGATGCGGTAGGCTTTATCTACAGGGAAGACAACAAGACTATACTCTCATTCGAAGGAGGCGTAGGTCATATTCGTGAAGCAAGGCCCCTGCACCTTCGTGGAAAGAAATTCATCGTTGGAGTATCAGACGAAAACAATAATCTTTCTATGAACCTCGGACAGATATTCATTGATAAGTAATTCGTTTTGTTCTAGTACATTACAAATTACATTATCGAACTAAATTTTTTCAATAAATTATTACAACCATTATGCTTGATAACAAGAAATTCCTCAAGGAGATCTCAAACATCCTTACGGCAGCGGACAAAGCAAAGAAAGTCGTTCTTTCCGAAATGGATAAGATTGACGAGAAATACCGCAAAATGGCGGAAGAAGAGAAGAAGAAGCTCAATGCCATTCTCGCAAATCTCAATGAACAGATTAAGCTCTATTCCCCTATGGTAAATGACGATGATACCGTTCAGGATACAGAGGAGAGTGCAGATGTACCTGAAGAGACTACTGTTCCTGAGGAGCCAAAGGTAGTTGATGAGATTTTCCCGGAGAATAACGAATCTTCGGAAGAGCCTGTTGAGGAGCCCGTTGAACCTTCTCCCGTTCCTGAAGCAATAGAGTCTGATGAGGCCGATGACTGGTCTTCGTCTGATGATGAGGCTTCCGAAGAGAAGCAGGAATCCAACGAGGACGATGACGACAAGTGGCCCGAATACACTACAGAGTGGTAATTAATAAATTCATTTAATATTTATATTTCATATGATTTCTAACGCACGAAGCAGCAGTAGTGCTCCAGCAATGGAGTTCAAACGTTATTGTGGTGTAGGTACAATTAATGTCCTTGCCATTAACCCGAACAATGCCACACTCAAGAAATATGGCTGGAATGTTGAGGATTCCACTCCTGAACCCCAGTATGCCAATCTTCAGTCGCAGGACGGAACAAAGTATTCCCGCCTTCGTTTCCTTGTACAGATAAAGGATCTTGCTGGTAAGCCCGTCATTCCTATGGATTTCAGAATCAGCAATGATTTCGCCAACTCCAAGGACAACAAGAAGACTCAGATCATAGACAACTATGGTCGCTCAGCTTTTGCTACCAAGGAAGAGTTCAAGTCGAAGAAGGTTCCCGTAGACAAGAATGGCAATTCTCTTTCTATCGATAAAGATTACAGGCGTGCACACGTCGGAGAGGTTGATGTAATCAATTTCTTGTTTAAGTATCTGAACATCACTCCTTTCCAGTATTATGATGCCGCCAAGAACACTTGGGTTCAGAACAAGGCTCCCGGTACTCTTTCCATTGATGACTGGGGAAAAATCGTAAACGGTGACGTATCTGAGCTTATTGGATATATCTCCGAATTCCCCGACAACTGTATGAAGGTCATCTTCGGACTCCAGACTACCGATGAGAACAGGGTGTACCAGATGTTCATCCGCCAAAAGTATCTTGGAAATGCCTCCGTTGTAGATAAGCTTTCCGGAGAGTACAAGGCTGCCCAGAATGAGATTAATCGGTTTATGGCATATCATACAACCGGCAATTACATTTTCTCTGCAGCCCCTGTCCGTGAGTGGTCTCCTGAATCTACAGAGGTGAAGGATAATTCTTCGGACGAAGATATGCCTGATTTCCCTGACGGCGTTGCAGACGATAACGATCCGCTTCCTTTCGACATCTAATGATAAGTGGTGCAAGAGGTAACTCTATTCCTTTGCGGCGTGAGGATATACAATTATCTGATAAAGATATCCTCCGCCGTTATATGGGAATAGATGATATTCCTTGCTCCATCCAGTCACCATTAAGGGAGGATGATTACAGACCATCATTCTCCCTTTTTGAAGAAAGGAACATAGTATTCTGGAAAGACTTCGGTACTGGTGACAGCGGCACAGTTATTACCCTTATGGCAAAACTGTGGCACGTCAATTATAAAGAGGCACTGTTGAAGATTAAGCTGGATACTGAGAACACCGTTCCGAGATTCAGCCTCATACGAAAGTATAATGGCAAAATCCACCTCAACAGTAAATCCAGTATTAAAGTCAGGATAAGAGACTGGCAGGATTGGGACAGGGAGTATTGGAACAGTTACGGTATATCCGAAAAATTCTGCAAATGGTGTAATGTTTATCCGGTATCTCACGCATTTTTCACACGAGAAGAAGACAACAGGACTATCTGCGTCCCTATGGACAAATATGCTTATGCTTATTTTGAATGGAAAGACGGCGTAGAGAGCATCAAGCTCTATCAGCCTTATTCAGTTACTCTCAAATGGCTGTCAAAGCACGATTCATCCGTATGGGATTTATGGAAACACGCATTTAAATGGGCAAAAAATGTTTCCAATGATTCTGTTATCATTACATCATCAAGGAAAGACGCTATGTGTCTTTGGCATAATCTCGGAATACCGGCTATGAGTCTTCAAGGTGAGGGATATGTTCCTAAACCGCAAGTAATGAAGCAGGTTCTGGATACTTTCAAAACTGTTTATATCTGGTATGATAATGATTTCTCTCACGAGAAGGATAATCCTGGTCAGGATAATGCCAAGAAGCTGATTGAGAAGCATCCTAGTCTTAAGAATGTATGCATACCTAAGAAATACAAGTGCAAAGATCCCAGTGATTTCTATAAGAAATATGGGCCCAATGCGCTGAAAGACATTTGGAAAAAATTAAAATAAAAATAAAAAATGGTAAAAGCACTGGTAATGGATCACCTTGGTGAATTCATTGAGTTGATTCGTATTCCCGAGAATGTCAGCGACGTGGAAAGCTATATCTTTGATACTCTCGGATACAATAAAGACTCTGTTTCCTGGATGTCTTGCGACCACGACATCAGCGTCTTCGAATACGGAGAAGAGTGTCCTATAATATCTCTTTAATATGAAAACTTATTCATTCAACGCAATCATTCAGGTCGAAGGCAAAAATGTCAAGACCGAATCCGATGCAATCGGAGAGATACAGTGTATGCTCAATGACTATGAGGACAACAATAAATCCTCTGGTGCAGCAGATATTTACATCCAATTAAACTGATATGAAAAAGTATGAAATAGAAGTCTGCAGGACTAGCTACTCTTCTATAACTTTCGGAATATATGCTGAAAGTCTTGAGGAAGCAAAGGACAAAGCTATGGAAAATGCATACAGCACATCATTTGATGAGGATGATGCAGAATATTCAATAGAGTCCGCAGGCGAGTCAAGTCTGAGTGACAAAGAATTTGACGAAAAATATGGACTTTGAGAAAATCTGTATGATGTTCACGATGCAGGAACCGTATTACGGTATTCTGTTGTCTGCAATGAACAGAGTTGAAGACAGAGCCATTTCTACTATTGCTGTAGGCAAGAAGGGCAATGTTTTCCAGCTGCATTACAATCCAGGATTCATCGGACAATTCTCTATAGATACCGTTCTTGAACTTTTGAAGCACGAGGTAATGCATCTCGCCTTCTCTCATTTCTCTCTATTCCCATCTAATCCAGAAAACGCCACTGAACATAAGCTACGAAATGTAGCTATGGACTTGGAGGTAAACTGCTATCTCGACAGAAGCAAGATGGACAAGTCTGTAGGAGGAGTATGGTGTGAGGATTTCGGATTCGAGAAAGAACTTGGAACGAGAGAGTATTACAAGCTCCTCCAGCAAAAAGATGAGGAGCAACAGGAACAGCAGCAGAAAGAGAACCAAGACGATGAAATCAAGCAGGAGCAAAACGGATTAAGTGGTGACAGTGATTCCGATTCAGGAGAGTCCGATGATCCCAAAGATTCTGCAGACGATGAAAATCATAATGTGCAGAATGATCCCGAAACAGAAGATGATTTCGCCAAATCACTCAGTACATTTGACTCTCACGAGGACTGGCCAGATGATATGACTGAATCCGAAGCTGAGCAGATAAGTCAGCAGATAGATGACTTACTTGAAATGGCTGCGGAAGAATGTATCAAATCTACAGGTAGCCTTCCTGCTGAAATGAAGAAACGTATTGACGACATCAAGAATCGTAAACGTGTTCGTCCTGTTGCTGACTGGAGGCGTTATATGCGTCGCTATCTTGGAAATGAATTCACTGAAATCCATCGTAAGTCAAGAAAGCGCCCATCAAAGAGATTCCCCGATGCGATGGGTAACAGGCATCAGAGAAAGAGCAATGTGCTTGTAGCAATAGACACCTCTGGATCTATAGATATGCCTGAATACAATGAATTCTTTACACAGATAAAGACCCTTGCAGAAAAGGCATCCTTCCACGTTGTAGAATGTGATACGCAAATCTGTCACGAGTATGACTTCAGCGGCATAGTGCCGCAGAATGTACACGGCGGAGGAGGAACTGCTTTCAATGAACCTGTTAATCTTTTCTTACAGAACAAAGACAAATACGATGCTCTTGTCTATTTTACTGACGGCTATGGCGATGTTCCAAAAAATACGCCTAAAGACACTCTCTGGGTCATTTCCTCAAACGGAAACAAAGACAGAAAGAAATACACAGTAAACGGAGCATCCGTAGTTTTCATTCCGAAAAAACAATAATATGCCTAATTGGTGTTTTACTACTTATCATATCAAAGGTCCCAAAGAATCTGTTGAGAAAGTCAAGTCTATGCTTGATGAACTCAGAAATATGGACAAGCCGAGAGTTGAAAACGGATTTGGTAAACTCTGGCTCGGATGTATCGTAGACTATCTCGGAGAAGACTGGCACAATATAGACTGCAGAGGTAGCGTTGAAGCGTATGAACTGGAAAACGATTATGACCTCAGGCTTGACACAGAAATTGCTTGGGCAGAAAGCCCGTCTTTCAGGCATCTTCTTGAAGATAAATTCGAAGAAATCAGAGTTACGCATTACTCAGAAGAGCCCGGAATGGCAGGATACTGGACTAATGATCCTGACTATCCTGATAAGTATTATCTGGACTCTTGTTTATCTGATATAAATTCTGAATACTTTGGTAGTTTGGAAGAGGCTGTAGATTATCTTGCCGAATACGGAATCAAGGCTGAACCTACATTCAAGTCAATAAGTCACGCTGTAGATGAATATGGCGAAGAGCACGATGAGTATTTCTCTTTTCACGAGATAGAATACGTTGATGATTAGTCTGTTATGGCAAAAGTAGGTGATATAGTCAAGATCACAAAGCTCGATGATCCTTATGATCCTACTTATCCTGGAAGAGTAGGAAAGATAACGTACATTGATTCAATGGGACATCTTCACGGAACGTGGGGAGGTCTTGCAATTATTCCGGCAGTAGACGAATTCACAATAATCAGAAGCACAAATGAATAGAATCGCAACATCTATGGGAGAAGTTAAGCATCTCCTTAATCACACTATCGACAATAACTTTATTATGGAAGAAAAGCATATCAGGCAGCCTATTGCAATCTGCCTTGAGGCTGATGCAGGTATCGGAAAGACTTCCATTGTAGAACAGGTTGCCAAAGAAAGGGGTATGGGATTCACTAAAGTCTCATTGCACGAACTGGACGAGGCAGGAGACCTTTGTGGCTGGCCCCAGCAGGAATACGAATGTCAAGTAGCGCAGATAATCAAGAAACAGGACGGCACTACGGAAAGAAAGATTCTTCCAGGAACCGTATGGCTCAATGCAAAACAGCTGGATACCCCTAACAAGGGTACTGCTATAAGGCAAACAGGAAGGACACGAATGAGTTATGCCAAGCCTGCGTGGGTTCCAGAGTATAATGAAAACGGAAATATCTTTCTCCTTGATGATTTCGGCAGATGTAATCAGTCTCTCCGTCAGGCAGTAATGGAACTTATCTTGACCGGTGGTTATATCTCCTGGAAACTTCCGAAGAAGACTACTATCGTTCTCACATCTAATCCTGATAACGGAGAATATGACGTTGCGTCTCAGGACCCTGCACTCAGGTCAAGATATATGGCTTACGAAATAAGCTTCGATCTTGCTGCTTGGGAAAAATGGGCGGAAGGTGCTGATGTAGACGGAAGATGTATCAATTTCGTTGATTCTTATCATAATGAGCTGTTCAATGCAGATGACGAAGGTAACAGGATTTGCAATCCCAGAAGCTTCGTTATGTTCTCTGATATGATTTCGAATATCAAGGACTGGGATAATCCCGAAAACCTGAGTTTCATTCAGCTCATTGCACGAGGCTGTTTCAAGGACGAAGGAGGCAAGTTTGCTTCTATGTTCGGCTCATTCATCCGTAACAAGATGCACCAGCTTGTTCAGCCTAAAGACATTCTCCTTAAGAAATGGGACGAAATCCGCCCTGTTCTTGAGGATACTCTCTATGACGGAAACTCTTACAGAAGTGATATAGCATCTCTTCTGGAAAGACGTTTCACTAATTATGTCGGAGCTTGGCTCAGTTCTGACGGTAAGACTCCAGTTGCAACGGTCAAAGACAGAATCATTGACATCATTGAAGCAAAGGATAAGACCGGAAAGAAGATTTTTACTCAGGATATGATTTTCCATATGATTAAGGAAATCACGTCGGACCACAAGAACCAGACAAACAAGCTCCTCTTTGAACCAAAAATTGCAAAGATCCTTTCATAATGAACTTCGATATCTTTGATACCGATACTAGGGAAATACAAAGATTGTGTTTGCTTAGTTATGGTGGAGATAATATTTATATCCACGGTTCCTTTGAAATAAAGCGTTCAATCTATAAAGGCAGGAATCTTGTTATTCCCTCAAACCGCGTTTCGAGTCCAAATGTGTCCATTGATTATACTTCCAGACACTCTGAGCCGAAACCCGATACAAATACGGTTTTATGGTTTGCTCCAGAATGTAAGATGCCACGCGACTTGTTTCGCGGAAGCGGATATATCATAACAAGGAACAAGGACAAGGCTGCATACAAAGTTATCCCAAAACCGGAATCATTTGAACCATATAGATATAATTTTATAGTTGTTCACGATAACTATATTAAGCTTATCTCCATTGTAAAACGTGGTTCTGATAGCACTATACGGGATGAAGATGTTTCTGGGGCACTGAAATTCCTAAAGCAGAAGTTTGCGGATTCAAAAATATACGGCTTTGATCCAAAAGAAGATGATATACAATATACCGGCGTTCCACCTAAGACGAATGTTTATTTCGTAAGAAAGTGTGACGAATACGACACGATTCTTTCTGCAAGTTCTTACGACGATATGAATTATGTATATGAAACGGATATACCACTAACTCCAAAGTATAACATCTCTCCGGAAACATTACATATGTGGATGAATTTACGTGACAATATGCTAGAAGACACAATAATGCAGAGTGACGTAAGCAAATATCCATTTACTGTGTGCTGTTTTCTCGGTTCAGACCATCCTTCGTTCTCTTACTTTACTTGCAGACAGGGATTCAAAGCCGTACTCAGAAGCATAGGATTTTCAACTAATAACAAGTGTAATACATTCAACCGTATCATTTCCGCAGATGACTGGAATATGTGCCAGAAATGGCAGATGTATAAGTTAGGTCTTCCTGAAGAAGGTGGAATGACTGACAAAAAGCACTGGATTAACTCTAGAAACACAGAAAAACTTACTCGTCAGAGGCTTCTTGTCAAGCCTGAATACGTTACGAAAGACATTGTTTTAGGCGATATGCTGACAGATTTGGAAAATCGTAACTAAAGCTATTGTATTCTAATAACATTTTTGTTATATTTGCTAATAGTTAACCTGTTAGCAGACAATGACACCACTAGCACATAAGAGGAAAGGCATTTCTTTTGGGGCAAATTATCAATCGCTTCATATGCAAATGCTCTCTTACTTATATTCAAACGCCCCTGCCTTTCCTCTTTATTTATAATTATCGTATGAAGTCACTGAAAGAATACTCATTAAACATTTCCGAAAAGGATTATCACGCATATCCTGCGTGGTCACATTCTATGGTTGCACGTTATGCCAGAGAGGGTTTTACGTCAATAGCAACCATCCACGAGCCCATAAAGGAAACGGATTCAATGAAATTCGGTTCCCTGTTCGATGTTCTGCTGACAAGACCGGAGGATTTTGATAGTGAATACGCAGTCACTGATACACTTCCTCCTCCTGCAGAACAGAATGTGCTTAATACATTATATACATTATATCCGGAGTATAAGAAGTTTGATACTATTCCTGATGAAAACATACAGTATGCAATATCCATTTGCAATTATCAGCCAAGATGGAAATACCCGTCACAGTATGAACACATAGCTGAACATCGCGGATACTATGAGAACCTTGCTTCCGGCAAGACATTCGTTTCATCCGCCGACTACACTGATGCCATTGAGATGAAGCAGGCATTCGAGGATAATGAATATGTGTCTATGATCTTCGGTCATACGCAGGATGCCTCTAAGATTGAGTATCTGTACCAGATGAAGTTTGTAGCAAATATGCTCGTCGGCAAAAAGAAGCTGCGTGTAAAGATTATGCCTGACCTTCTTGTTGTCAATCACGAAGACAAGACAGTGCAGCCTGTAGACCTTAAAACCAGTTCCGCATCTGCTATTAACTTCAAAGATAATTTCCTTAAGTTCAGATACGATATCGAAGCGAGTATGTATTCCGATGTCATACGTGTCATAATGGATGAAGCTGGATATGAAGAATATACTATACTCCCGTACCTGTTCGCTGATATCAGCAGGTCAGACAAGCTTCCTCTTGTATTCAGTTATCCTCAATATGCCGAAAGCCAGCTAAACGGTTTATCATTCAAGGATTATAACTATAAAGGATGGAGAAACCTGCTTGATGAAATAGTTGAATACGAGAACACCAATGCTGTTGTGCCAGCAGGATTCTCCATCGATGGTCCTAATGACCTTTTAATTCTTCTTAACAGTTAACAATGGTTATAAGAATAGATATTGAATACAATGGGATACGGTATGAGGGCTATAACCTGATAACAGATCGTGTGCCGAGTCGAGCATTTGGCAGTAATTATATTAGATGCGGAATATATGAGTATACTGTATCAACATCTATGCAAGTACCAAAGGGTTCCAAGATAAACCTGATGCCTAATTGCCCATATCCGATTGAAGATATAAGAAAGAATTACGAAATCAAACGAGGAACGGACACTGCCGAGTACAATATCTATTGCCCGATCACGTGGAAGCAAATTTGGTTTTACGGAATGCTGATATGTCCAGCCGAAAGAACTGTTTATGCCGCTTCAGATCGTAGAAATCCAGAAGAAACAATCAGAAGGCTATATAGTTCTATTCCGTATCATCCTAGTGGACAGGCGATATCGTATCAAATTCGACTAGGCTCGACTATATCCTGTTGGTGTGCTAAAGTGCCTGATATGTATCTTAAAGCAATTGACGGTACATTGACTAAGCCTCTCGTAAGTTACACTCAGCTGAATGTTTCTTCGGAAGCAGATTTGACTGCGAGTACATTGATTCTCGTGGCAAGAGCAGCTATGGCTCCGTATTCGGAAGACAACATCCATATACTCCAGAACGAATTGCACGCACTCAATAATTACAATTACAGGAAGTATCCCGCCACGATGCATTTTCTGCTTGGATTATTTGGCAAGAAGGGGTCAACAGGCAACAGGCTTTGGACAAAACTAAGCACATATACCACAAAAGCAATAACAGAGATATTAAGATATAAGACAGATTCTAGTGTGTTTTTATATACGCCAGAGACACAAGAAGATTACGGCCTGTGTAAAGAATTTATCTGTGAAATACTAAATATACACGATACTGTTTTTTGCTCTTACTCGCAATTTCAAAATAAGCTCAATGAAAACTATATGACCGTATCAGAGCTTATGCCTTATATTGACGTAACGTGTAGACTTAAATTAAAGGATTTTAATTAATGATAACTATACCATTTACTGATTTGGGAAAGAATATTCCTGCTGTTGCATTTACTCTAGGAGAAGATCCTACAACGTATTACGCCCTTCTTGATACGGGAACGGAGACAACTCTCTTCGATTGGTCACTAAGGGATAAGGAAGGAGTAGATGCTCTTGCTACTGAATCTTCTGTCAATTTCATCAATGTAGGAGGAGAAAGCCCACATCAGGATTATGTACCTGTATCACTTGATACAAGGTTCAACAGTAATAAAGATTCTGTTTCAATAAGCGGTGTTCTGTATGACCTCAGTATCATTTCCAATTCATTTGATAGTTTCAACATATCCGGATTGATAGGAAGTGATTTCTTCGAGTCTACGGATGCTGTTATTAATTACGACGAAAAGACACTATGCATTAAATGATTTACGTTGTAAGCAACACTCTTGATGTAAAGGACGATAGGATTCAGAAGATGTCTGTAGATGACAGTCTGAGTCTTATAAAGACGTGGCCTGTAGTTCAGTTTGATACTGAGACTACAGGTCTTGATCCGCACGTCAACAAGCTTACCTGTATGCAGTTTGGATACAAGGATTTCAGCTCCGGTACATACACGCAAGTCATTGTAGACTGCAATAGCATAGATCCGCTTCTGTATCGCCAAATAATAGAAAGCTCATCACTCATAGGGCATAATCTCAAGTTCGACTTGGAGTTTTTGTATAATTACAATATAACTCCTCTTGATGTTTATGACACTATGATATGCGAGCAAGTTCTATACTTGGGTTATTCTGCCAAACAGGTATCTATGAATTTGCACGATGTTTTATTAAGACATACTGGCATAGACATAGATAAGAGTTATCAGAAAATGATAGCTTCCAGCGGACTCACATTAAGAGGAATCCTTTATGCTGCACAGGATGTAATGCATCTTCAGGACATAAGGCGTGGACAGATAGAGATAGCCAAAGCTAGAAATTGTCTCAATGCCTTTACTGTGGAAAACCGATTCGTTCCTGCTATTGCATATCTTGAATGGTGCGGAATTCATTTGGACGAATCCAAATGGAACGCTAAGATGGAGAAAGACCGTGCGAGAAAAGACGAACTCCGTAATAAGCTTGATGAATACGTCCAAAGCCATACTGAATGGAACAAGCAATTTGTAACTTCTTCTTTTCAATTGGATCTCTTTGAACCCAGCGTATGTGCAGGTAGCAAGTGTACTGTCAATTGGGATGCTCCAAAGCAAGTTGTAGGAGTAATGAAATCCATAGGATTTGATACCAAGACGGTAGATAAGAAAACGAAGAAGGAAAAGGATACTGTTCTGGAAACCTGGATTATAAACCAAACCGGTATTGATGATGAATTCATCAAAATGTACTACGAGTATAAGGAAGCTTCGAAGCGGGTGTCTGCCTATGGTCAAAATTTTCTCGATCAGATAAATCCCAATACTGGTAGGATTCATACTACCTTCCGTCAGCTTGGTGCAGTAACTGGGCGTATGGCTTCTGGAAACAGTTCCGCCAAAAACAAGGACCTTGCTGCTCTTAAAGGACTGCCTGCTCAAGCGGTAGGATACAGCAATATGCAGAATCTATCGCGTGATGCCGAAACAAGAGGAAGCTTTACTTCTATTCCAGGAAATGTATTCATATCAGTTGACTACAGTGCGGAAGAGTCCAGAGTATCTGCTGATGTATGGAACGAAAAGAGCCTCCTCGATGCATTCGAGAAAGGCATAGATACGCATAACCTCTATGCCAAGATGTGCTTTCCTGATGAGCTCAAGTATATAGACGTAAAGGACGTGAAGAAACTTAGGCCCGACTTAAGGCAAGCAGCCAAAAGTGCAGAATTCGCTACCAACTACGGCTCTGATGGCTCCGCAATAGCTAAAACGCTTGGGATATCTGTAGAGAAGGCAAAGAGTATGGTATCCGGTATTCTCAAAGGAATGTCAGGAATGGCTGCTTACAAAAAGAAAACCGCCGACTTCTTAAAGAAAAACGGCTATATCCTGATTAATCAGTATACCGGTCATAGGATCTATTGGCCTGAATGGGCAGAATGGACTGCAACGGCACAGAGATTCGACAGGCAGTTTTGGACAGACTATACACTTAATCATAAAGGAACCGGTGATGAGGTATGTGAAATGGTTAAACGGCATAGGGCTATGGAGCATACTTGGACAGAAAAGAATGTACTCAATTATCCTATTCAGGGAGGCAGCGCGATAGTAATGAAACAGGCTGCTGCCGATTTCTACAACTGGGTAATAAGACATAAACTTTTCGGAAAAGTATTGTTCTGCGTGTTCGTCCACGATGAATTGGATATAGAATGTCCTGAGTCTATTAAAGACAATGTGTCAAACAAGTTAAAGTATTATATGGAAAAAGCCGCAGGAAAGTATTATAAGAAGATACGGATTCCTGCCGAAGTTCAAATTTCAGACAGATGGTTGCACTAAGAAAGAAACTCACAGGCGAAATGCTTATTCGCAACGGATGGATTTATGTTGGCGGAATGTATGTATTGAAAAATGAACCAGTCAGATTTGGCTGGAATCCAAATACGTTTGAGACTATAGCTGGATTCACTACTGTTCCATTTGGAATTGAATATGTCTACCAGATGAAGAGATTGCTCAAAGGCTTCGGGATAAAAAGAAAAATAAAATGAAAATAGATAGTAGACTGTTGGATGAAAGGCCCAAGAATATTCCTCTTTCCGAAGAAGAGGAATGGGCCCTCCACGGATGTCATAATAACGAAGAGTGGCACGAGTATCTTAACTCAATGATGTGGAGTGCTTGGACACCACGGTTTGACGGTAAATTCAACGAATAATGGGATTCCCTGACGAAAACTTTTGCGCCAATGCGCCTTGGCGAGACAAGACTAAACGAAAAGTTGTCCGTGTAACAAGAGTATATGTTGATGATGTTGAAATAGATCTCCCAGATGATTGCTCTGACGATGAACTCAAGGAATTGGCAAAGGAATACGCCAGCAAGTCTCTGGACGATTGGTATCTAAAAGATGAATATATAGAATGCGTATAAACAAATACCATAACAAGAAAGTAATCGCTCCTGATGGAGAAGAGTTCGATTCCAGACTGGAGATGAACCGCTGGCTGTACTTAAAGAATCAGCATAAGATGGGAAACATATGGGATTTGCATAGACAAGTCCCATATGAACTCATCCCAAGGCAAAAAGCCCCAAACGTAAAGTTCCTCAAGACAAAGACAAATGTTCTCGACAGAGTAATTGAAAGATGCACAGAGTACATTGCAGACTTCACTTACACAAAGCACTATGAAGGTCCGATTTATTATATACCGGATGAACCTTTTTACTATTTCACACAGTCTGGTGATCTTATACCGATACAGAATGTTCCAGGAGTGAGCCTTGAAGCACCAAAAGACATAATGTATTGGGATGGCAACATAACAGTAGTAGAAGACACAAAAGGCCTCAAGACTCCTGACTATGTGATAAAAAGAAAGCTGATGAGGCTTGTAAATAACATCAGAATTCGAGAGGTTAAATCAGCTACGGAAGAAATATGAAAAACTACAGAAAGTTCAGAATCGCTATGGAAATAGCAAGACTACTTCTTGCTCTGATCCTCACAGCATCATTTTTATATTTCATTTATTTAGTTTATCCAAGCATACCGATCTATGACTGATAAATACATTCTCGTTACATTTCCAGAGAGTCAATACTATGAGGACTATGATATCTCTGATGGTGTTTACCATTGTGTAGCTACAAATTTCAAGGACGATGAATGCGTCCCTTGTTGTTTTGTGATTGAAGAACTCTATAACAAAATTAAATCCGCAGAATAATATGACAAGAGAAGACCAAATAAAGAAAGCTGCTGAAATTATAGCATACGGATGTTCTGATGAACTGGAAGCAGCGCTTATAAAAGATTTCCACGAACTCAAGGAGAGCGAGGACGAGAGGATAACAAGAGCAATAAACAATATGCTACCTTTCATCCCCGATGATGCCTACGCCAACAACGGAGTTACAAAAGAAGGTGTTGTGCGTTGGCTCGAAAAGCAGAAAGAGCAGAAGCCCGAAGACAGGTTCGAGGAAGCAAGGAAAAAGTATCAGGTTGAGTGGAGCGAGGAGGATAAAGATGCAATAAACGGTGCTATTGGAATCCTATTAGACGACAATAATCCAAACTTTGTTTTTCCTGAACACTCAAAGTTATCGGTTGGAGAAATAGTTAAACGGCTCAAATCCCTCAGTCCACAGCCTAATAAAGAAATCTATCAAGCTGCTAAACACGACCTTGCAATTAAGTTTATGAACTATCTGGATGAGAATAGACCAGAAGGCAAGATGGGCTTATCTAACGTAGAGTGTGAGGATATAGATAAGGCTTTCAAGGAGAATGATTGGGAGAAAATAATAAGATATGCCAATAAATATTCTTGGAAGCCCAGCGAGGAGCAGATGAAGGCGTTGAACGAGATTATAAATACTCTTGCAGCAAGCATCCTCACGAAAGCGACTATATTTTCAATATGCTAAACGGATTGCGAAAGAACCTTAAAAAGATATAGCCGTGAAATACATAGATGCAGACCGCTTGAAAGCAGAGGTTGAAAAAGCGAAACAAGTCCACTTCGATGATTATTTTATAAAGAAGAGTGGCAACCCAGCTGACTATGGTGCAAGTAATGCGCTTGTTCAAGTACTTTCTCTCATTGACTCTCTCCAGCAGGAGCAAAAAAGTGTTGCTGAAAGATTTGCAAGAATAATTCGTGGAAACCTAATAGGGATAGATAAAGAAGTGCAGCAAAAATTTGAGCAACTTTATTTTGAAGTTACCGGAAATAAAATGTATAGAGGATACAATGATTAAATACATTGACACAGAAAAGCTCAAGACTGAGATTAAACGTTACAAGAATAAAGCGGACAGCCGTCTTAAAATGAAGGGGAGAACTTTCAGTGAAGAACAGAAAGATTTAGCTATTCAAAATCTCTGTGGCAACTTATTACACTTCATCGACTCTCTCACACAGGAGCAGCCGGAGGTGGATTTGGAGAAGGAGATTGAAAAAGCGCTGGATACTCTTGAAGTGAAAGATTTACGTGGATGGTTCCATTACTTCTACGAACTTGGACTTAACGCAAGAAAGGAGGAATAGATATGGAAGAGAAGTATAATAGTGCTGGCATCTGGGTCAATCAAGACATCAAGCCGAGGAAATACATAGTTGTTTCGCAGAAGTTCGATGGCGTAATTGCTGCTGCCTGTCCTTGCGTTGGTCAAGTTGCCACCAACAGTAGATTACTCGCGTATTTTCTTTACCGTAGGTGGACTAAGTTTTCTTATAAGCATAGCCACGGCGGCTATACAATCGCAGTTATGCTTATGAAGCAGACTAAGGGATATCCTTATAGCGAGTGCAAATACGAAGCAATTAAACGGTAAACGATATGAAACAGTACAGAAAGAAACCAGTCACTATTGAAGCAGTACAATTTGACGGCTTGAACCCTACCGAAATCAAGGATTTTGTGGGAGAGAACTGCGAGATGGAAATCTACGACAACAAAGTAACCCCTCCCGTTGCTCGCATCGTCATCCATACCCTTGAAGGTGATATGGAAGTTAGTAAAGGCGACTATGTGATTAAGGGAGTAAAGGGTGAGTTCTATCAGTGCAAGCCCGACATCTTTGAACAGACTTATGAATCGGTGGGACCCGACAAGAGTCTGGAGGAAGAAATTGACCGCTTTGAAGATTGGATGGAAACCTACAATCAATCCGATTATCCGACATCTTTCACTACAAGAGACATTGCCCGTCATTTTGCAGAATGGCAGAAAAGCCAGATGCTCAAAGGTGCGGTAGAAGGAGAAGTCTACAAATTTGGCGAAGTTGCTTATGTGAAAGAACGCAACAACGCTGAATTAACAAAATATCTATCACAATTTAACAATGGAGACAAGGTTCGCATAGTTGTGCTTAAAGCAGAGGAGGAATAAAAAATACAGAGAGATTGCCGAAGCCATCACCCTGTACTAAAGATGAAATTACACTTTTGGGACGGGTATAATTCCAAGAGCAAATATACGAAAAGATATGGATAAACCAATAGATGAGGACATAATTACCATCCATCTTGGAAGGGTAGTTTCAGAAGAATTGTATAACCAAATCGTCAAGGACATAGTTAAACTCTTGGAGAGAAAATACCCAAGCGACGCTAACTGGTATCTTGACTCTTAAAACAAAAAGATATGACATTATCAGACTACACAATTACAAATGATGGGGTATGGATTCCACGCAAAGTTTTGGAAGCAGTGCGAGACCATTACAGTAGAGTGGCAGACGGGAACAAGAAGGCTTGGGTAGAGGATAAAGATAAATTCAAGTACCCATTCTATCTCGGAAAAGTAGAAGTTATGATTGACTTATTAAAGCATTTTGATTGATATGAAAACACCAGATGTTATCTATGTAGAGTTTAGCGAAGATGTCAATCTCGCTTTTGAGAAACAACCGTTTGAAGAAACCCCCACCTACATCCGCAAGAACGCTCTGTTGGAATGGGCAAAGGAAAGGTATAAGTCAACAATCTCCAATGTGGGATGCTACACTGGACACTCCGTTTGGCAAGAGGCGATAGAACACATAAACGAAATGTAGGTATGGGATATTGGTATAATTGGTTCATAGGTTTCCATTGGTACTATGGACACGGAACTGGAGGTTTCTAATATGGACTATTTTGGAACAATCTTCACCGCCGTCATAACCTTCGTGCTGGGGTATGTGCTCGGCAAGATAAAGAATAAGGAGAAATAACAATGAAAAAGACTGACGCAGAAGACTTCGGAAAGAAACTAATCAAGCGAGGATACCGCAAGTGGACTCAAGCCAAATACGGAAGCGAGGATTACGATGTATCTCTGGCGATACGGGATGAGGAAGATACTATCCTTTATCAAATCATCTACCGCTTTTGGGATTGGACGAAGTATCCACGGGCAGAAAGGGAGTTCTCCATAGACCTTGTTATAATGCCGTGCTTTGACGGAAGGGCAGACCTCATCTTATCTAACTGCGAGGACAAGAATTACCTTGATGTGGAATGGACGGAGAAGTTCGCCAATAAGTATTACGAATTTATAACGGAAAGGATATGAGCAAGAGGGCAGAAGAAGCGGCATTGAAGGCCTATCCACCAACCCGTTCAGCCGGGAAGAGATACGCAAAAAGATTACAGGGCGAAAGCTATGATAGCATCTACGAGGTGCATCACGCGGTAGAAATGGCAGATGAGCTAATTAAAACACTAAGAGATGGAAAAGAATGAACTCACCTGGCAGGATGTCGAGCAAATCATCCTTGCGGAAAGTAATATCCTTGCGGAAGGTGCGACAATAGAAAAGTTCCCAACCGCAAAGGACTACTACTCGGAAGTACTGAGACGATTTTACGAAATGAAGAAATGAAACGTAAACATAAGCCAATATGGGAAAAGCCGGGATTTACAGAATACGAGAGACTCCTCTTGTTATCGGCAACAGTATTCCCAAATCGTCACGAACCATTGAAGCCTAAGAAGCTTCCTCTTGGCAAAAGGATTCTATCGAAAATACTACGAAGATTTAACGAAACAAAGAAATGAAAGATATACTCGGAAGGGAGATAGTTGGATATGAAGAAGCGCTTTACTTGAAGAACCTTGGCTTTGATGGAGAGTGCTCCGGCTATTACCATAGCGACGAATACCTCGACGAAGAGGGATATGCGGAAGACGAAAGGTATGAGTGCGTTGGATGGCGTGGTTTATTTCGGAACTCGTACTCTTTATCACGAGCCGCTGCGCCAACTGTAAGGGCAGCGAAATTATGGTACACAAAACACAAGATTAAACCATTCAAAGCAAATGAAAACAAATGAACTCACTTGGCAGGACATCGCCAAGATTCTAAGTATTTACGAGTCGGAAATATCCTCTGGTAACATCAGCAGGTACGGTGATGCTTCCGATGTCAAGCCGACAAGCGAGAGGATACTTGTAAGATTTAACGAACTTCCGAAAAAAGGGCTACAGTAGGAACAACCAAGCCTTCGTCTGAGCCCCTGATGCTGACTCGCTGGAGGGAGTACGACTGAAAAACCTCAAAACCTTAATCCAGTTGAAAGCAGACAGACCACGGGGTAATCCCCAAGGAGTGCAGTAACGAAGGCTTTTTAATTGACAAGTTATGAAAAAGTACATTATCCCAATCATCCTCGCCCTTGCCGTAATAGCAAGTATCACGTCGTATCACAAGGGCTTCGTAAACGGCAAAAGATGGTATGCAAATCAAATTGACACGTCATCCGTCACCCAAATCGACACCAACAAAACAGAGAAGCCAATAGCTGATACGGAGTACGTGGACAAGCCAGTGCCGTATCCGGTATACCTCAAGGGTGACACAAAGTACATTACAAAGACCGAATACAAAGACAGCATCGTATATGTGATGTTACCCAGAACTGTGAAGGAATATCGTAAAGAGAACTATTATGCAAGGGTCTCGGGTATTGATCCAAGCCTTGATTACATCGAGACGTATAACAAGACAGAAACCAACACTGTCTTCGTCCCGCAAAAGGATAACCGTAAGGACTATTTAGAGTTTGATGCAACATTCATATGGAATTATCAGCTGTCTGCTCCCGTAACAGTAAGTTATGGACACAATTACGGTTTATTTGATGTATATGCTGGTGGAGGATACGATTTCATTCAAAGGTCGCCAATCCTTATGGTAGGTACAAAAATGGTGTTCAAATTCTAAAGCATTAAGAAGTGTTATATATTGAGCAGGATTGTAAAGTGTTACTGAAGCTTATGTCTCTTGTTACCGGTGTTTCAGAAGAAGAGATAAAAGCTAGCAGAAAGGGGGATATGCCGTATATCCGAACAATGATAGCCCAAACATTACGAGGACTTGGATATACTTATATGCAGATAGGAAAAGTACTTGGCAAAAAGTACTCTACTATAATAATGGCCAACAAGAAATTGTCAGAAGTCATAAATATCCCGTCTTATGAAGAAGTGAAACGAATAAACGAGCAGTACCAGGAACTTGTAAAAGAATATAAGAGTTATCTGTATGGAACAACAACAGAAGAATGCATCTGGGATGTTCTTCCTGCAAAGAGAATATGCGTATATTGTAAAAGGCCACATTGCAAAAAGCGAAAATATAATACAATAGGAGATGAACCTGAATCATTTAGTAATACCGTATCTGAAATTTCAGAATAGGACAAAAGGAAAAAGGGATAGTTGCACACCATTGCTACATATATTTCTTCTTGATGCAGCATATCAGCTATACAGTTCCAGCATAGTCAAATATGACTTAAGACAGAAGGCAAAAAGAGCAAGCAATATCTGGAAGAATACATATAACCTTTATAACCGGCAGTTCTTTTCGATTTACGACAGCAATATGCAGGATGAGATAATAGATCTTATGGACAGATTCTCGGAACATATGAGCCTGCCGCTGAAGAATACAAAGGATGCTATAAAGAATCAGATACAGACTTTCGGAATACAAGACGAGGAGCAAGACAGATTATCCACTATGCTTATATTCAATATACTTTCACAAGAAGCAAATATAGCTTATGAGAAAGTATATAGAAAGACGGATAAGAATCTGTCTATTCTTGAAAGGAATTCAACAGCAATACTGCAAAATTACTTTTGGTTCAAGCAGTTCCCCGTCCACGTAGATCCCAATACGGACAAGAGCATCAACGAAGCTGTTGACGTATTAAGCAATGAGATAATTGCGTTTTGTGAAAAGCTAGATAAAGAATGAACATTATCCGAATACAAAATCAATCACCTTTCTGTTTGCCTCGTCCACCTTGCTCTGGTCAGGTTTGATATAAATCAGAGTAGTCCTGTTCCCCATAGAATGACCGAGAGCTTGTGATATCACGTCTATAGGAACACCGGCTTCGTATGCAAACGTAGCCCAGCTATGTCTTGCAAAATATGTGGTTATTCCTGGGATTATCGGCTCTATCTTTTTCTTCTTGTCACCGAACAGCTCATCCTGATCCTCAATGACTGGTCCAACTTGCTGGCAGAATTCATTTATCTGCCTTCCAAAGTTAGTGTGATGCTTGCAATGGTCCATTGCCTCCAGAAGATAGTCCTTACCTTTATATTTATCAAGCAATATTTGAGCCTCAGGCTCTACTTTAATAGAATACTTCTTATGAGTCTTAGCTCTGATATACTCAAATCTCCCATCAACAAGCTGATTGGGTCTGGCGAGAAGAAGGTCCTTGACGTTTACTCCTATAAGGAGAAAGATAAGAATAAAATAATCTCTGTATTTGTTCGTAGGTTCGCTTACGGGACACTTGCAGAATTCTCTAAACGTAACTACGTCTATACAGCGTTTCCTCGTAGGCTCATATTTGATTTTAAAGTTCTCGAAAGGATAACCAGATATTATTCCAATATGCTTCGCGTAGTTGCAGATAGCCTTAAAACTGCGGAGATAGATAGCTCTTCCATTTGGTCCCTGAGTGACGGAAAGGTATTTTTCGAACTGATAGATCCATTTAAGGTTTACTTCCTCAATCGTAACAGACTCCCCGGCAAAGGACGTAACTTTCTTAAGCGTAGACTTGTATATCAGCTTTGTTCCGTTCTCCATTCCATTGGAGGTGTATTCGTGAAAAAGATCTGTAATCAGATGACCGCCATTTTTGACTGTGGAGGGATTAACTATATTAACCTTTATTTCTGCAGCACTCATACTTTCAACATCTTCGTTGATCATAAGTAATGCTATATCCTTATCCACTTTTGCTTTCTGCTCTATCAGCTTTGCATTAAGTGCGAAGTTCGGAGAACTTTGTTTTATGTTCCTGCCGTTCCATTCATCAGGAGATATGCGGATACCGGTAGAGATAGATGCACTTGTCCTGTTGTGAATAATCATAATGAGAATGGTTCCTTTACCATCTTTTGCCCGCGACCTCAGGTCCAGGTACAGTTTAGTGTTTGCCATAGTGTGTTGTGTTGATTGCAAACAAAGATAAACAATCCTACAAACATTTCTGCAAACAGTACAGATGCGTGAGAGCCATTTTCCTATGGTGCTACAAAAATAAAACACCGTCGCAACTAATGTAACAACAGTGTTTTAATTATTCTAAATGAATTTATTTTTGGAGTCGGGGTGACAAGACTCGAACTTGCGACCCTCTGCTCCCAAAGCATATGCGCTTTTTTTGTAATTATATAAACGTCAGACAGTTATAAGGGATTAAAAACTTGTCTGCAAACATTTCTGCAAACTTTATGGAAAGAATAGCAATCATAGACCACGTTACACACAATCTTTTTATAGAAGATATAGATGTGGATGTACTCAACGAAAAGTACAATGGCGAGGAGGAAGCATACATAAAAGACAACTATACCTTATACGAACCTTTTAGTTGGGAATACATTACCAGTATGACTTACATTCCTAAAGGCGATGATTCGGAACCTATTGATGTTTGGGACTTAGACTTATTAGCAGAATGAATTACGATCTCAGGGATAAAGAGGAGAGGAAGCGTTTTGTCAACTATGCAAATATGCTCCTTAGAAAAGAAAGACCTATCGTCAAGCTTAAAGATGAAACAGGTAGAACACTTGACCAGAACAGTTATATACACGTCCTTTGCCGTATCCTCGCAGTAGAGACCGGTGTTACTGAATACTATGCAAAGCAGGTTTACTTCAAAGAGATGGCTAATCCTGGTATTTTCATTCACGCCACAAAGGATAAAGCAACTGGAAAGGTTGTCAAAGTCGTAAAAAGTACGGCTGAACTGACTATTCCGGAAGCATCCAAAGCAATCAAGAATCTCCACAAATGGACGTATGAAACATTCGAAGGAAAACTCATATTACCAGAAGCAACACTTAATGACGATGGGAGCGTGACATTCAAATCAGATAAGGACAAAGAGGCATACAATCAAGCGAGAGTGTCAACAAGCAAATACGAACAAGACCTATAAAGTAAACCCCGGTTAGCTATCACAGCTTTCCGGGGTCTTTTTTTGCGAATCACAAACACTAAACATTAATACCAACTATGTCACTTGTACAAATATAGTAATTATTTTTATAACATTTATGTTTCATAGGCTTATTTTTAGAAAGATAAGGAAGGAATCTCACGACTGCTTCCTTAATAATAACACCACATCTTAACCTATTCGCCGATAATAAAGGTACTACATTCTAAACACCCACAGCAAACTGCAACTACATTCCTTTAGCCGATAAACTGTTTTTCTTTTGAACTGATTGTCAGATAACTAAAAAAGTATATTTGTTCAAAATATATAGTTTATGGCAAATAAATGGTGTGTTGCAACAAGCCATCCGCTTGTAGTACAAATCGCAGAAAAGTATAATCTTTCCAAAAAGGCATCCAGGAATATCCTAATAGCTGCACGTAGAGATAATCCTTCGCTTAATTCAGAAGATATAGACCTCGATTATCTTGAGAACCAGGAAGAGTTTCTGAAAGCTCTTGGTACTTATGTAAAGAAACAGTTAGAGTCCGAAGATGCTCTTACAAAGTCTCCATACTCCGGTGTAGATGTAGAAGAATACCGTGACGCTCTTAAGGAACTTGGGTATGAGGCATCAGAAACAGAAGTAGAAGACCTTATTGAAATGTATAATAGTCTTCCTTCAGAGATACGAAAGAATAAGAACAACGGTGCTAATGTCCTTCGGCTAATATCTGCCTTCGGTGACACCAAGAGATTGAATTTCGTCGGCAACTGGATCGTACAGAGCTTCATAGCCAAGATGTCCGAGATTCAAAGGGATTCCGAGCTCAGAAGGGCAAACGGATTAAATTCTCATTCCAGACGTACAGATTACTATGCAGATGAAGATGTCATAAACTATATCATAGAAGATATAAAACAAGAGCTATCCGATGCCGCAGACTTGCTGGAGCAAAACGGCAAATCGCCTGAACTTCTTTCAGAACTCGATGCTGTTCTTGATGACGGCACAGAGAATTTCAATACACTTCTTTATCTGTATGGTGGTTCATTGTTCAGGGTAGACGGAGTAACGGTTTCTCCAGAAGGAGTTATTTCTGTTACAGATGCACAGGATGAAGCAGAAGAAGACGAAGAGGATGAAGCAATAAACTCTGGCGAAGGTGTGGTAGACGGATTCAGTGTAAACGATCGGAACAAATCCGTGGAGTCCAAGATAATTCCAGATATAAAGATTCTCCTTGCAACGATGAGAGAGATGAAAAAAGACGGAAGTTTTTCAACTGATCCATACGGATATGGGCTTTCGGAATTCATCTCTCCAAACTATGCAATGAACCAAATACTTCTTCTGTGTCAGGGCTGTACTACTTTCGATGAAATGATGCATAAGCTCAGGCAAAGTCAGCGTGCACTTCCTTGGATAAGTCAGTTCATTGAAGCAGTAGATACCAGAATCGAAGACGGCTCAAAGACTTCCAGCAAAAAAGAGCAGCTACAGACAATGGTTTTTGTGTCAATGAGGAAGCTCCATACAAGATTCGCACAGACATTCATAGCTCCTGGAGCAAACGGAAATAACTTCTATCGCTATACAGACAGCAACGTTGGCAATCTCTACGACTCTGTTATGCGCTCTACTTATCGCAGATTTATGCGTAAAAGTGGAGCGGACATATTCAATAATGGAGTAATGGATTTGTCTTTCCTTAAAAGATTCAAAAGCATAACAGAACTCAGAAATGCAATAAACGGCAAAGGTGGAATATCTGCTATCGCACTCGAAGAAAGGAAAAGCGCAAAGTCAAAGAATGAAACACCGGATTACAAGCGTGCATACAAAGCCCTTTCCGAAGTGGAAAGAGAGGTGAGGAAGCTTATAAAGTCATTTGGAATTGATATCGATGCAAGAACTTTCGGAACAGCAGTATCTAATACACACACTAATGTAAAGGAAGATCCAGCAGATCCTGAAAAGGCATATTTCGATATCCGGTCTGGTCGCGTAATGCAGATAATCAACAGGCTCGACAGTCTCATTAAGGCCTATCAGGATTGGTTTAACAATGATCAAAATGCTCCGGTAGCAAATCCTCTTTCCAGAGCAAAGAACGCATCTTCGTATGAGAAATTTCCAGAAGTAAGAAAGGCTTACGATGACCTCATAAGGACATTAACCGAATTCACTGGTGAGTCTTATGAGCAGAGTGCTTGGATTAACTCAAAGAGCTATTATTCCCTCAACAATCCCACCTCAATACAGTTGATGGTGGAGATGCTTACGTCTGAAGACCCGCAGAAGTTCAAAGACTATATAGCAAATAAATACGAAAAAGACCCTTTGTGGTTTATAAAAACACCTGCAGAGTCAGAAGATGATTTCCCTGAATTCTATTCCGATTGGCTGAATATCATTTGTCATCAGAACAGGCGTAATGGAAGTTATCTCGCATACCGTGAAATGCCATCCGTTGACGGCAAGAGTTACAATGACCTCAATGACCTTGAGTACGCCATAGCAATACAGAATAGTTACTTTACACCTATACCTACAGGCTCACAGAACGTGAAGCTCGCTTGGTATAGGATGCATATATCCTCTGATAAGCCTCGTTTCTCTGAAATTCGTTTTGTTAAATACAACGGTAAAGACTATAAGGACAAGATAGCCGATGGTGCTATAGACTTCTTTGCACAGGAGCTGAAACGAGCAGCCAATGTTTTCCAGTACGCTGTTCGCGGCAAAGGATCAAGGATAAAGAACTATGATCCGAAACTTACCGATGACGTAAAAGCTGTAATAGCAAAAGTTAAAGAAGGAAAGGCTATAACTGCTCAAGATGTCGTTAAAGACGGAAGATATATATTCAGAAACTCCGGCGTCTCGTTCTTCAGCAATAAATTCATCAATGACGCAATAGAACTTGTTGCCACTTGGGATGGACAGGCTAATACGGAAGAGGAGAAAAACGAAAAACTTGATATGGCTGAACTTGGAAACTATGTCGTTGATATGGTTTTCAACTCCCATATGTACGGAGAGGAGCGAAAGGCTGTTGATGAAGAAATAATGCCGGTATTCAGAGATGTCTTCCATCGCTATATGACACAGATCAGACAGGAGTATTCCGAACACTTAAGTAAGTCTGGTCTATATGCTCAAAGGGCTGAATACTATAAAAATGATGACGGCTCATCTGGCAGAAGATACCATATGAGATACCTCCTCGGTAATATGCTTTCTTGGAACGAGAGATATCCTGGAGGTTATATGGAGCACATCCGTTCTCTTACTAAGGAAGCAGAAGCTCTGATGAGAGAAGAGAACCCAAATGTTGAACTTGTCGATAAAGACGGCAAGAAGACTACTCCGTATTATGAGATGCTGTCTTATTATCAGGAGCGTATCGCATACGAAGAACTGCTGGATGAATTTGTCTACAATAACTGGTATGCTAAAGTCAATATGGCTCAGATGTTCGATGTTGACTTGGCGTTCTATGGTAATACTACAAACTTCCAAAAGCGTAATGCACAGGTAGTCTCATCTGGTACTGTCATAGATCCGGACGCGAAGATTCACGGGCACAGAGTGTCTGACGGTAAGTACAGATCTATCACGCTTCGAACTAAGAAAGTTCCTTCGCTTGACCTTGATGCTATTGAAGATTTCCTTCGGGACAGAGCTGCACAGATAGCTGATCCAGCGGAAAGAGCAAGATTTGAAGAAGGCATAGAGGACACACTTGATGCCCTCAGGAACATTAATCCTACAGATGGTCAAGCTTTTACAAGCCTTTCTGCATTAAGAAAGAGACTTGTCGGACAGGGAGAATGGTCAAGGTCGGATGATGAGGCAACTGATAAAAGAGGATACTACTACGATGAGAACGGCAAGAAGGTAATGGTCTATACTGATGAGGCTGTTTACTGGAGAATGAAAAGGCACGAGCTTACTACAGAAGATTACTTCCACGTGTTTGCCCAGCCCCAGAAGCCGTTTGTCTATGCAATTACACATACTCCCAGAGAGGGTCGTGGTATTCTGACTTATCCTGTTCAGCATAAGAACTCAGAGTATGCATTGATATTCCTTTCTGCTTTCTCTGAACAGGATGCTCCCGAATCTATTCTTGCCGGTATCTCCAGGTTTATGGAAGAAACGGCACTTGACAGGGATATAAAAGAGAGAAATAAAAATAAAAAAATTGAGGAGCAGGAATACGACGTAACCGTTGACGGTATCGACACTGTTAACTTTGATTCTGCCGTAAAGATTGGAGAGCACGATCAAGCCCTTGACCTTTCCGGAATGACTGGGCAGCAGGCATACGAGGCTCTTATGGCTGCTACATACGGCGACAACTGGAAGAACCAGAAACATTCAGAAAGAAAATACAATCCAGATTTCGTAACTGAATACGAGGTCAGTGAGTACAAGATACAGCAGCAGAAGAAAGAGCACTTTAAGAAGAGTGAGCAGCCTGCAGGAACACAGAAGAAAATCCTTGCCATTAGCAATATCAAGGACGATACCGTGTGTACTCTTCCTGACGGTTCTACGATTACAGGAAAAGAACTGAAACAAAGATATTTCAGTCTGCTCCGGCAAAAGATGCAGCAGGAAGAAAATGGATTCAGAAAAGCTTTCGGTATTACTCTTCCTAAGTTCTTCCGGCTTAGGAAACTGTCAAATACGCTTAAGTCGCTTGTATCCGCAGACACAAGATTCTCTGTTGATGAACGCGATTCGTTGTCAATAGAAGAGCGCAATGGAGATACAAGATTCCGGATTCCACTTGATGAATCTGGACATCAGTCTGCTCTTGAATCAATGCTTCTTTCCAAATTCAGAAAGGCATATTACAAGGAGAAAACCAATGGAGGTATTGTAGTTCAGGCTACATCGTGGGGACACGCATCTGACCTCCATATAAGATTCTATTCATCACACCCAGATGATATAGCGAACCGAAACGGTATACTTGCTACATTCGAGGAGTTCAGTGCAGAGCACAAGGATATTCCCGTCAAGAAGATGCGTGCCGAGTACAGGAAGTATGTAAAGGCAAATAGAAAGGGTTACGCTTATTTCGAATGTGAGATTCCTATGCCTGATGACATCAGGGCTATGCTGATGGATAAAAACGGCAAGATCTCATCCAAGTACTTTAACAGTGATGGTACTTGGAATATGGACGAAATAAGAAAAGTAGTTCCGGAATCCTGCTTTGATGTCATAGCATATCGAGTCCCTACCGAAGCCAAGTACTCTATGATGATTGGCAAGGTAGTCAGATTTGCTCCTGAAAGCTCCGGAAGCGTTTGTAAGTTCCCGTTGGAAATTACTGCTTTCACTGGATCAGACTTCGATATTGATACCGATACCATTGAACGCCGTCCCTATGCCGGAAAGAAAGGTGGAAACATAGACAACCAGCTCTTTGATTTACAACTCGCTGCCCTACGCTCACAGGATGCAGCCGGAGAATCATTCCATAACGGAGATTTCAGCGACCTCAGAGACTTGTCGTATTTTGTTACTGTTCTTGCTGACCACGGATATAGTCTGGAGGAAATACAGCAGATGAGCCCAAGCAGAATCCACGAACTCTGTGATAACATAGAGGATATGGATTTGATGAACCCTGTAACAGACCTCGTTCTCAGGACACAAAATGCAGATGCAAAAGATATGATTGGTATAGCCGCAGTAGGTGTTACCTCTCACGCCTTTATGTCGCTGTACAATGACACCAGTAATAAGGCGAACAATACAAGAGTTGTATTCCGAAAGAACGAGGGTTTCACTGTTATAAACGACAAGAATACTGTCCGTGAAAAAGGCATAAAGAAATCAATTAGCGATGATGTTGTCCTTGATGCCATCCTCGATATGGACGGAAGAGTTATCGGTACTGAGATAAGCAAGTATGTAGGTGCTTCCGCTGACGCAGCAAAGGATGCCGCTCTTTATAGACTCAATATCAACAAAACTACGTTGCCGATTCTGATTACTATGCACAGGCTCGGAATATCCAGTGACGTAGCAAGGTTGTTTATCTCGCATCCCATTGTCAGGGATGTTGTATCAAAGATGCGTGCTAATCCTGGGCTTACATTCAAGAAGGCCATTGCAGAAACAGCAAACGATCTTATTGATTCTACTGAAAACGGACAGGCAATATGCGATGATGCAGAGAGCTCGCCTAAAGAGCTTGTGTATTCTGAACTGATAGACTCAATAGCTAATCCGGAGAGTATCAGTGCACATAAGAAATTTGAAATGCTTTTTATCCTTGATACTCTTCAGGATAAATCGGATATGGTAAGAAACCTTGATTCGTTTGTGAGATATAATTCTTCAAACGCAATGAAGGGTACTACTTTCCTTGACAGGTTTGCTGAAAGACAAAAGATATCAAGACTGCAGAAGAATCTTGGTGCAAAGAATCCTACTATACTGCTTCCAGAAAACATAGCCGTTGACTACAGATATCATCCAGGTGAATACGGCAAGCTCTGCACTATGTTCCCATATGTTGCGGAAACGATTCAAGGAGAACTTGACCTCGCCAATGATATAATTGTAGAGAATATGCCTACATACGGACCTGTATTCTTTGATGTTGCACAACGTCTTGGCATAGATGACCAGCCAGAACAGTTAAAGAAACTCTATTCAGGTTGGAAGAGTTACCTGCTCTTTATGGGCCCGCACAAGATTGCCGATTTCTCTGATCCAGATGTGTTCCATTATTATACAAGGGATTTTGAAGGCCATTACTCTGTATATCTTGATATGCTGGAGCAGAATGAACCTGAATTTTATAATGCACACATCAAGAATAACTCATTCATCAAATCCCTTGGGCCAGACAATGCCAGAGGAGGCGATGAAACCTGGCACGCATTGTCATCAAATAAAACAGGTGTTTCTGGAACTGCACTGGAAGAGTTCAAACGTGACTGGGCTGACTTACTAAACTACCCACAGACAGAAAAACTTGCAATAGATATAGCAATACACTTCATTGCGCGTTCTGCTTCATTTGCAAGGGATACGCCGGTAGTCAATATGCCAGATGAAATCAAACGAGCAATACCTAATTATATCGACGCCTATGATAACGCAAGGAATTTCCCTATGAGCGAGGCGGAGATACAGAAGTTTATGACTGTATTTGCACTCAATAACACAAACGACAATAAGATAGTCCCGCTATTCTATGACACAGAGAAAGGTAAGACACACTTCTATCCGAAGAGTGAAGAGCAAAGCAATATAGGCGAAATATCATTCGGTGTAAAGAAACTCACGGAAGAGGGTCTAATAGAGAAAGATGCAACGGGAACTTATCATTTCAAAAGGCCTGTCATTGTATTAAAGACATCCAGCCTTAGCGAAGACGGTAAAGCACGCGCTGTACCGTTCATAGTGACAGACGATAGAGTAGAAGTAACAGGAGATGCAAAAAATCCCACACTCTATGTAAAAGTCAAGGTTTCTGATCCATTGGGTATAGAAAGTAAAATGTCCGAGTACACAGATGCTGGACTTGAAGACGGCGATTCACTTCTGTGGGATATGGAAACACCACTTGAGACAGAAGAAGAATTCAATGGTTACTACTTAAATGAGCCTGAGTTTATAGACGAGATGTACGGAGAGGAATTCAGGGGATTCCGCACAGGCAGTTATGTTGAAAGTCATCCATTCGGAGATATAGACATTGAGGAAGATATATCAAACTATCTTTCCCTCAATCCTATTTCCCAGTCAAACAAGTCATATCTGGAAGGACGCACCCAGCTTAAACGGGCAGACAAGCTCGCAGGTATCCTTGGTCTTCGAATAGAAGGAACGCATAGGCTTGGTGGAAGATCAGAACCGGCATACGTCTTTAATGTAACAGATAAGGAATCTGGAGGCCAGCAGCACAAGAAGGCCAAGATGATGGCTACATTGCTTGGCACACTTGGATTCAACTCCAGCGATGAACCTGTTGTTAAAACTTACACAGACTTTGACCACGCTAATGCTATCGAGTTCTCTATTCCACTAACAAAAGTGACACAGAGGAACAGAAAAACGATACTGGATGCCGTTAAAAAATTTGAGCATCTTGTCACACCTGTAATAGATTCAACTACAAATGAACTTTTATTCAGGATTCCTCTGGACAAGTCAGATGCGAAAAAAGCAAGGAAAACAGTAGACAATGCAGCAAACGCTATGGTTCAGGTGATGCACTTACTGAAAGACCTTGGCCTTGGCGGTGACGTTGTGGAATCAAACTTCATAATGATTGAAACACTGTACGAGCAGGAACAGAAACAAATTTTAGCAGAAATATATGATGAACACGAAAAACGATTCTCAGAGCTTACAGAACAGGATATTGAAAATATTGAAAGAGAAGAACGGGATACAGGTAGGCACGAGGTCACACTCGCAGATCTCGTTGAACTCGCAATCCGACAAAAGAAAGGAGAAAGCGTAAAGGATGAAATACGGCATCTGTTTGGCGAAATTAAAGCTCCTCTAAAGAGCACGCAGGCATCGTATGAAGCAAGATCACTTGCAGATAGTGTTATTGATACGATGAGTGACGACGCTTATAATGAGTTCTTCGAAGTCCTTGACGGAAGTGGTAAAGCAGAATCAACAACTGATAGGGTTGAAAACGCAATCATCAATACCGCCAATTGGATAATAAGAGGATTGCCACGAGAAAACCTGAATAAGCTCTTTGCAGACACCGGCATATCCGAAGATTCCGCCAACAATATTATCGATGTAATCAACGACAAGATAAAAGAATTAGACCTTTGCTAATATGAGTATATCGTGCGTAAATATCCCAAGTGCTCCTAATGGAAAAGACAGCAAACTATTCCAGGAACTCAGAGCCAAAACAAAAGACCGTGAACTAACCAAGCAGATATGGGCTTTCACGCAAACCGATCTTTTCAAATCCGAATTCAATGATTTGGAAAAGGACGAAAACGGAGAAGTTACATACGAAGCCTTATCCGAAGCACTTGGTCTTGATAGTATCTTCAGCGAAACAGAAAAAGACCTTAACGCTGCCATTGATGATGGGCTTATGTCCCTTGACGGAAAACCAAAGACTTTCGACAGTGCCTCAACTGCATTGGACGGGGCGAGAAACTACAATAAAAAAGCAAAAAATAAAATTGCTGTAGTATCTCAGGCGGACAATGGGAAGTTTAGAGTAGATGTCCTCGACAAAACTCCTGAGAATATAATAAATGCAGACAGGCAAGAAAAGCTTGTTGAGTTGAACTCCTGGCTGATTAATCTGCTTAATAAACTGGGGTTCAATGTAGATTTCGCGGACAATCCAGACTATGCTGGTATCTTCAATCCGCTTCTTGCAGAAGAAAATGCTGAGGCACTGAAGACCGTCATACAGATTGCTCGTGGAGAACGAGGAATGGAAGCATTACCGGAAGAGGTTGCCCATCTTATTCTTGCTGGACTGGAAGGACATTCATTAAAGCAGAGGCTGGACACAGTTTTTACTCCAGATATAGTAAGGCGTGTTATCGGAAATGATTACGACACATACTACAACAGGTACAAAAACGGTAGGACTCCTGTGGCAGACAGGCTCCGTGACGAAGCGGAAGGTAAGGTGTTTGCCGCATTCCTTCGTGGAGAGTCTATTCAGTTTGACAACCTTGATGCAGTATCTACTGCTGAAGGAAGAGGATTCCTATCGAAAGTACGCAATCTGCTATCCCGTATTTGGAACTACGCAAAAGGTCTATTCTCCAATGCCTCAGAGCGTTCTATAGATGAGGCTATGGCTGAGGCTTTCTCTGCTTTCAATTCCATCAAAGCTATGATGAATGACGAAAGTATCTTGAATGTATTGGACAAAGAGCACATAATGAAGCACGAGGTTCTTTATGACCTCGATGCCAAGGCTCAAAGGATGTTTGACATCGCTGATCAGGGAGAAACCACGCTATCAAAAAAGCTTTCTATCATTGAATCAACTAACAATAAAGAAGATACCAAAGAACTAAGGCAGACTATAAAAACTGCACGAAACCAGCTGGAGCAGCAGCATTATTTTGCATCCTGTGCCGCCACGATAAAATACATTACGGGAGACGTAAAGGCTCTGATGCAGGAATCCGAAAAACTTGGTGTAGTCTACAAAGCGACAACGAGCCTTGAAAGGATAAACGCAAATGCAGGACTCATAGGCAGGATGATGACTGCCATTCAAGGATACACTCCTTTCCTTGAAACACTGCTTGACCTCCCTACACTTGTCAAGCAGGACAAGATAAATATGGATATGAGTGCAGCACAACAGCTTGCTGAAGTTGCAAAACAGTTGCTTTCCAGTCTAGATAGCCTTGAGAGCGATGCAAAATATATGAAGCTGAATGTGCTGAAGCAGCTTATAAGCCTTTACTACGGAGACCTTGGAGAAGCCCCTGAATGGGCAAGCGACATCGAGAAAGCCAACTGGCAATCAGTGGACCTTATTCTCCAGCAAGCAGAAAAGGACATCAGCTTCTGGGACACCAATATGTTCTCTGCAGGTGATTCCAGAAATACTCTCATAAATATCCTTCACCATATTATAGTAAGCCAGCAGCAAAAGCGAAACGACATCATCTTCAAGTTATGTATGATGATGCAGGAGGCTAGAGTAAAGCTAAAGAACGCCGGGCACGATGATAAGTTTGTCTATCAGTTCGATGAAAACGGTAAACCTACAGGTTACTATGTCGGAAAGATAGATATGATGAAGTTTGAACGCGCTAGAGATGCCTTCATAGCCAGCCTTGACGAGCAAGAGCTTGATTACTATGAAAGACAGAGAGCGATCAATGAGTGGGAAGAAAACAATATGGAAGAAGTTCCAGTAGGTGCTCCTTTCGAGGATGGCTCTTACAGGATGGAAACGCTTCCTAAAGAATCCATCTATGGCAATCCTAACTTTGATGCAGGATGGTCTGACGCACAGAAAGAATACTACAAGTCCCTGCTTGATATGAAAGCAGATATGGATTCGTTCTTGCCTCAAGTGATGCGTTGCCTCTATAGGGCTCCTCAGGTAAGGAAGAGCGTAACACAGATGTTTGATAAGGACGGAAGAGGTGCACTTAAAGTCCTTTGGGGCAAATGGAAACAGAGATTCGCTGTCGTAAGTGATAATATAGACTACAATACTACGGTAGCAATTAACTTCAATGGGCGAGAGATAAAGCGTGTACCTGTATACTTCACCAATATGATGGAGAATAGGGAAGACCTGAGTACCGATTCAATGCACGCTATGTTCAATTACATCGCTATGGCTGTAAACCATAACGAAATGAGCCAGCTGTCAAATGCATTGAGGCTTCTTCAGGAACACGTGAATTCAGAAGATTATGAGGTTGTGCAGACAAAAGCAGGAGCGGCTATCATTGATGCATTCCGTGCCATAGGAAAGACGTTCCATAGACCTCTTACAGTTGAGGGTTACAGATCGAATATAGGAAGAGCTGTTGATGCTTATATCAACAGAACTGTTTTCAATGAAACAAAGAAAGAGCTCGGAACGATTAAGGTAGGCAACAAATCACTAAGTCTTGATTCCCTGTTCAATACACTGATGTATATTACATCTATTTCCAGAATGGGTATCAACCCTCTTTCCGGAATCACCAATGCCCTACAGGGAGAACTGCAGATTGTCAATGAAGCTATGTCTAAACGATTCTTCAATATGAAGGACAGAAGGCGTGCAATGAAAGAGTATGCCGCTTTATTGCCTGAATATATGGGGAATTTCAATGCAATAGACAGGCACGACAAAATGTATCTTCTCATCAATACCTTCAATTCGAGTGAAGATTTCTTCCGCGATATGATGGACAAAGATTTCAACGACAGTCCGTATAAGCGTATTATGGGAAGAGGAAATGTATATTTCCTCAATACGATGGGCGAGCACGAAATGCATACCCGTGGTGCTATGATGGTGCTTATGCACGAGAAGGTCAAGCGAGTCAATGATCCTGACCACAAAGAAGTATCGCTCTATGATGTACTTAAATCTGTACACGACGAGAATGGCTGGCATCTGGAACTGGATGACGATATAGAATTTGTAGATAAGAAACGTGCTTTCCTGTTATCACCAGGAATAAAAGGAAAAGATATAATAAAAAAAGAAGATAGGGACGAACTGTTTAAGAACTTATCTATTTATATCAATAACATCAATTCCGGTATGCACGGAGGATACTCAGAAGCTGAACGAGGAAACTTCAATCAGATGGCTTTGTTCCGTGCAATTTCGCAATTCCGCCAGTGGATGTTCGGTATGTATAATAAGAACTATTCAGGCTCATATTACGACGCTGTAATGAAAACACAGCGAGAAGGAACGTATGTCAGTTTGTTCAAGTTCATTACTGGAACAATCCACGATATGAAGAGTATGAGCATTAAGATGGCAATGATGCAGAACAACCTGACTGCAGAACAGAAAGCCGGTGCTAAAGTTGCCTTCTCACAGTCGTTGTCGTTCATACTGTTAGCCATTGCTTGCGGACTCAGTGCAGGTCTTAAAGATGACGGTGACAGAGCAGCAAGGCTGTTAGCTTATTCACTAAAGAGACTTGAGACCGAAACAGGTGCACTTGTGCCTTATCCGCCTACATTCATCAGGAATATGTTTACTCTCGTTCAGTCACCGGCTGCTATGATCAGTACACTTGAATCATTAGCTAATCTTTTGGACATTACAACTGGATGGGATGAACTGCATTCAGGAAGATTCAAAGGCTGGAGTAAAAAGGTCAAAACACTATATACTCTTACTCCTATCTATAATATACAGAAGTTGATAGATATGCAAGATTACAACTATATGTTCAATATCTTCAAATAAAATAAAGGCCCGCAACTTAGCGGGCTTTTTTACTTGGGTGCTTTATAAGCCAAATACCAATAACAACAATGGATACTATTGCCACAACATCCGAAACAGCAACGGTTTCTTCCCACGCCCAGAAAACACTTATTAGAATTAAAGAAATAGCCCAGAATGCAATAATGATAAATGAAAATCTACTTTTATCGTCTCTTAACAATAATATGCCACCTATTAATTCAATAAGACCTATAATAGAAGATGCAGTACCTGTATAAGAAATGACAGATATAACTGCAAGCATAATAAAAACTGCAATTAATCCATATCCAAGTTTAAGATTTTCTTTCTTTTCTTCTTTACTCAATTCTGCTTTTTGTTTATAAGCATCTTTCCTAATAGAAGATTGTTCATATGAACTTATAGGACTACTGTACTTATTTTGTTCGGCGGGATAATCACTATCCTCATTAAATGTATTCGGCTTTTTGTCATACGGAACATAACGAAATCGTGACATATTATATTGTTTTTTGCAATATAAGAAAAAGAAGTGGAATTATACCACTTCTTTTCTCATTAATCGCAATCCAAATCATTTTCTTGTTCAAGTTCCTTGATTCGAATGTCCTGTTCTGTCTTGATTCTTCTTCCACGTCTTTGCTTTCTTTGTGGCTGATTAATCTTTCCGCCAGTTCTTTCTTCAAATTCTTTATCCAGCAAAGCACGCTCTTCTCCAGGAGTCATATCAGTTTCGGGTTGTCTTGTTCCAGCTTTCGCCTTTTCCGTCATCTGCTCCCTCGCAGCTTCAGCAAATGCGTCCCACCACATATTGTCGTGAACAAGGAAGAACTTATCACCTTCGTTTCCAAGACGACGCACTCTAACTGTAACTCCGTTTACCTCCTTCTGGTATAGGTCCGTATGGCTCTTCCCTTCAAGAGTAAACTCCAGATGCTCACCGTTGAACTCATCAAGCCTATTCTCTTTCCTTAGCCTTATAAGTTCGTCAAGGACCTTAACCTGAGCGATAAGAACCCTATCCTCTATAGGTGCATCGTTTCCAATACGATAAACATTTCCATCTCGTATTGTGTAACCTGTTCTACCTATCCTTATACTATTATCTATCCTTCCACCGGATACAACAGCTTCCTCATTGAAGTCAAGCGCAACGGAACTGGTATTAGAATGCCTTGACTGAAGGTCTATCGGATTACCGCTAGAGTCAGTATCATCCATAAAGTCTATTCCTATATTGGAATTAAACCTTACGAAAGACTCCATTTCTGATGTGAGTACACCGATATTTATCAGTTCATTTATCGTCTCAAGATTCCTGTCTTCAACTGCTTCTACACCTATCTGGAATCTTACCTCACGCTCACGAAGAACCCTAATAGCATCATCTCTTCCACGAACAGGAATACCAGCAATCAACAGGACTGGATCTCCGTGTTCAAATGCCACAGAGAAAGTGTTACCGTGCCCAAGATAGAATATCTCGTCAAGTTCTCTTGTTCCGCGAATCCTATCTTCCATAGCCTTCTGATTCTCTTCCCTGGTAGCCTTTGCTGGTGCAAAGATTTTCCTAAGTGCTTCGTCAAACTTCTTTACTGTAGCGCTATCCTTGTTTCCTTCCCAGTCAAACTCCTTAGCAGTTCCTACAGTAAGATATGTCCAAGACCAAGTGCCGTTTGCATTTTGAGTAGCCATCCAGAGAGAACCCATAGGAGCTCCGTGTTCAAGCTGCGAGAAGTCAGGAGCATTTGCAGTCATATAAGTCTGCTCTCTCGTCACAAGAGCAAAGTGTATTCTGCCACCGTAATCCTTATATTGCTTTAACGACTGCAGCAGCGGAACTTTCTTATACTTATCGCCTTCATTCAAAGGCTTAGGAAGATTCTTTCTGCCCGGCATTATGTAATTAAGCGTAGCAGTGATCCTTTCTCCCATACTTACTCCACTTTCCGTTTCAGCAGCCCCAGGAAGATGTGCTACGTACCACTTTCCCTCATCTCCAATCTGAACATTATTATTCAAATCATCCGAATACTGAGGAATGATACTGCGATTGATTGCGTGCTCCCATATCATACGAGCACGTTTCTCTGTCTCAGGTAACTTATCGCTCTCTTTAGCACTAAGGTTATATGCCGCATTAGGCTTCGTATCAAACCATCCAATTACTTGATACTGTGTTGTCTTACCGTTCTCTTCTATGCTGACAAGAGAATCATCAGACATAAAACCAGTATTCGGATCGAAGAACGGAGCAAGAATCTTACGAGCTTCTTCATCAATCTCTACTGCGAGAACAGCTGTAGGAGCAATACCGAATTTATTCTGAACAGCGTCACGCTTCTGAACAAACGGATTTGAGTCAAGGTTATCCTTTTTATAATGAGGATTGGCTATAATTCTTACAGGCAACTGTTGTCCATTTCTCGACAAGTAAGACCAGAGCCTCGCAAGAGCGCCAGAATCAATAAAATCATTTACCTTATGATCAACTGCCCATTTAAGTCTTGCACGAGCCTCGAGAGTCCCAGCAGTATGCGGTTTCTTCCTGCCACGCTTACCTTCGAAAGTACTATAGAATGGATCAGGTGTTCCGTTTATGCTAATATCCTTCCTCTCGTTATATAAACGCTTTGAAGGAGAATCATCTGAATCGTCATCTACATTCTTATCTCCATCACCGTCCTCTGTTGCAAACATTCCAGCAGCATCTTTAAGCTCTTGTATCTTTGATGCTGCCATAGCTACTATCATTGCGTAATCCTCATCAGATACGGAATCCCTGTCAAGACCAAGAACGGATATATCGCCACCAGCAACGGCATTTAACTTGTCATCACGGAAATCTGTTATTCCGCCAATATAACTGGATGCAACGGTAGTAGCATCTGCGTTACCTCCACCACCAGAACCGTATCCACTTCCTGCACCTCCACTTCCAACTTCCTTAACATCAGTAGTTGGAGTTTCATAGGCGTCCTTCTTTATAGTGCCTAATCCATTAGAACGAGCTATATCACCAAGCAACTGTTCCAGTATCTTACGCACTTCTTTACTTGCCGCGTCATTACCAGCAAGAGCATTAAGCACAGCTTTGCCAATAGCCACCTCTGGAGAATCATTATCATCGGCAGCAGAGAGAACGGAATATACATCCTCACCCAGTGCAGCGGTTTCCACCATCTTAAGAAGACCAGTTTCTTTCGCATCAGCGCCGGTCATTAACCTGTTGGCTGCGTCAGAAATACTCTGCTTAAATTTTTCCGCCTTGCTTATTGTGTCCTCATAAGACTGAAGTACAGGATTTTCAGCAATCTGTCTGTAGAACTCCTCATTAGTCTCATCATCGACATCTTCAAGACTTCCCAGTATCCTAATATAATCTTTCAGATTAGTTGCAGCAGCAAGCTTCTGAACATCTTCTGCTGCACGTTTCCGGATAGCTGCTTTTCTTAACTTATCAGCCTCGCCCTCATCCGTCTTAGCATCTTTGTCAAATGCTTCGTCCATATTCTTTCTATTATATGGAGCAAAGAGCTTAGCGTAATAACTCTGCCTAGCCTTGACAAGATTCTGCAAGTCTTTCACGTCGTCCTTGAGACTAGGGTCTTTTGCAAATGCACCCCAGTCTTCCAAGGTCTTCAGGACTTTATCTCGTTTTGCATCGTCCTGATACTTGGAAAGCAACGCTGCAATATCGTGCTTATCCTTTACATCTGCTCCGGTAATATCCATAGCGATACCACCAAAGAGCATACGTGCATCATCGGAACTTTCAAGAAGGCTCTGGGCTACCTTCGCTTCTTCAGTAGGTTCTCCATTCTTATTCCTCTTGTTCGCCACCTCCCTTACAGTCGGCTCTATCCTTCTCCAGACCTTTTCTGCAAGTTCAGTATATCTGTTCTCAAAGTTCTCTAGCTGTGATGCGGTAAAGACAAGTTCTTCTTTAGCCTTCTGGTCAGATGTGCCAAAAGAAAGCAAATCTATAGTATCATAAAAGTCACGATACTGTTCTATAGTATTCTTTACTTCCTTTACTCTCTCTCCAATCCAATCCCTGATTTCATTATCAGTCTTATTCTGGAAATTATTGTCAGTATCATCAGAGAAAAGCTCGCGGAAATTAGCAATGTCATCATCACTAAGTCTGGAAAAAGCATCTACATAGCCTTCGAGTTCATTAAGCTTACCAGCATTGGCAAACATAATAACATCACTGAGCATCTGTTTCTCTTCAGCAGTCTTCCAGGCAAACTTATTCTTGTTCTCAATGGCAGCATCCATTACATTATCGTAATGCTTATGTCTTACCATACCAGACCACAGGTTCTTAAATTCAGGGTTATTGTATCTTGCATTAAGTTCTTCTGCAAGTTTACGGTTCTCGTCTTTCTGCGTCAGTCCTTCTTTTATTCCACCATATACTCCGCCGACAGGATCCCATCTACGCTTGCCGTCTGCTCCACGAGTGAAATTGGCAACGTGCCCTATACCTCCGGTCAATGCACCAATAGCAAACTCTTCCCAAGATTGTCCTTTATTAATGACATTTCCAGCCGAATCCAGCATACTTAAAATCCAATCAGCAGTACTGTGTATTGCCTCTGTGTCATACTGGTCATTATGGAAAGCCGCCATATTCTGCTTGGATATGTCCTTCTGGCCTTCAGAGAATACTTTCTGTGAAAGCTCTTCCATACCTTCGGTAAGTACATTACGAGCTCCCATACCTATAGCACTAGCAGTAGAGCCTACGCCTTTAAGCTCTCCAATCTTACCACGCACCCTCCTTGCGCTCTGAGTCTTGAAGCCACCAGACATCATCTTGCCGAACATAACCGCATTCGATCCAGCAAGCAAAGGCATATTGAGCCAGAACGTATGATTAGCAAGACGTTCAGACTCTTTGTCTATCATAGCATTGGTACTGTTATACTCACCTTGAATACGCTGTAATTCCCTATCCCTATGTGCTTCACCGTCAGGATTGAGTACATCTTCCTCTCCTATGATATTACCGTATCCATCATAAACAGGCTGCTTCATCCAGAAATCAGGATTATCCATCAGCTCCTGCACCAGTTCGTGTTTTGAGTCTTCATAACGGTTGATTGCATCTGCAAGTTGCTCATCACGAAACTCCTTTGCAGCATTAATTGCTTCTGTTCTGGACTCCCCTATTGCACCTCCAACAGAACCGAGGAGCTGACTCTGCCAACCAAGATTCCTATAATTTCTTGCTATCTTGTTAAAGTCTCTGTATAGCTTTGGTACATCCTGAACTGCTGCTCCTTGAAGAATCCTACGGAAAGCGTCTATCTCACCCTCACCCTTTGCAGCCGCTGTTACTGCAGCCTTATATGCTTCATTGACAACTTTGCCTTGAGCCAACTGGAATCCACGAGCGAATGTCTTTGCCGATGCTCCTGCACCAAGAGTAAAGCCAAGATTCTTAAGGAATACATCTCCCCAGAAATTCCCGTTTAGATGTTTCCACCATTGATCTTCATCAGCAGTTTCTTCTTCTGTACGATAATTAGGGAGAATTTCTTCCATCTTATCTCTCACTGACTGCATCGCTTCTGAAAACCCTGTACTTATAAACTCCGGGTCTTTCCCAAGCAATGTGCCTACAGGAGTATAACCAAGCAATCCAGCAAAGAGTCCTACCGTATTGTCGAGATATGTTGTAGCAGCAGTAGGTATTGCTTTTATCGCACCATTAATAAGTTTTCCTGCTTGACTCTGAGCATTTGCCCTGTAATCAGTAGAGTTCTGTATCCACTCATCTATGGGAGTCCTCCAGTCCCTTCTATCCTCGCCGTAACCATATGCCTCCCTTATTGCAGACCAATCTGTTTCTTCTTCAGCCCCAGCAAGTGCATCAAGTTCAGCCTGCTGTTGTGCTACGGACTTTGGCTCAAGACCATATCTTTTCAGAAAATCATCGTCATAATCTGCATTAGAACTAGGAGGTACACCTATGCCGTTAAGGTCTTCAGGTAACTGTCCTGTCTGCCTTGCATTAATTTCATCCTGTAATTCTCTCCAATCCATAGACGTTTAGTTCAAATCATCCTGTTTAGTATTACCCTTAATCTGAGGATACAAGTTGTATCCTATGTCAGAACGCATTTCGCTGGACAGCCAGCTTGCAACTCTTTGCATATCTTCTCGACTTCCACCTTCAGACTCAATCTGTATAAGGGCTCGTTTCGCCATATTAAACTTATTAGCTATCTGCTGGCTTCCAAGCATATCGACATTGACAGCATATTTCTTATTACCATTCTTCTTTGTCTTAACTATAAAGCAATCCTGAAGAATAGATTCTGGCGATACCTGAACAGTGCTTAGATTAGTGATATTAAGGCCTTCATCAAATGTGAAAATATTATCAGCATCAGCAACCCTTCTCTTAAGATTTCCATCTTCGCCGATTTCGTGGATATACTCTGACGTACCCCTGTGCTCTCTACGTAATGGATCTTTTGCTGTTCCCATATCTTTTAATGGCATTGAGCCCCAATTCCACGGGTACATTCCTTTTCTCCTAGTTCCTTCTGCAAAATTAGCAGATAGTAATTTAGATATCCTATCTATGTATCCGTTACTTGTCGGATCTTCTCCTGCACGAGCCACATAAGTATCGTCACGCTTTCCTGTGTAATTACCGGGCTGATCCATTACGGTAGTACGGAAAGCATCAAGTGGAACATCGCCGCTCACGTTTCCATTACGCTTATAGTCCTTTGCTTGCTTGTCTGGATTTATGTTAGCAAGGTCATACACTTGAGCCATAGTACTTCCCTTCTCGGCGTTCTTATAGCTGTTGAGGGTTTCGTCATACTGACGCCTAACTACATCATAATAATCAGTAAGGTCAGGATCAATACCCCAATTATTCCTACCTGTCTTCACCTGCACTGCACCTCGTTTCCCATTATAGCGTACATTTGGATTATATCTGACCTCAAACTGAGTTCCGTTCCTATCCGTAATAGTCCCGTGCAAGAACTTGTCAGATGTAGTCAATCCACCTTTAGGAGTAGGATCTGCACCAATATCAAAGCCAAGACGTTCACGCGCCTTAAGCCTCAAATCCTCGCTATATACAACAGAAGATGCATCCACATTATTAGTTATTTCACGCCTGTCAGGGAGAGTTATAAGAGTAGTGGCATCGGTCTGATAATCCTTGGTCCTACGTTCTGCACGTTTTACATTATTACCAGTTACTGTGTAAGACTCCTTGTCATTGATAACCGAACCATCTCCACCGACACCGGAACCAAGTCCTTTAAGACGCGCTTTTTCCCTTTCAAGTGCAAGGCTTTGGGCTAAGCTGTAATCCTGCTTCTGTTTCCAGGTAGACAACTCAAGAGCATTTCTTGCAGGAATATCCTCAAAGTCCTTGATATCCGGAGCCATAATGCCGCTGTTAAGACCAAAGCCTCCGTATTCAACAAGTCTGTTAAATTCAGATGGAGAAACATTTCCAGCAGCCCCTGTTGCCTGAAGCCTAGTAAGCATTACCTGTGCAATCAGTTTCGTTGGATCATCAAGCCCTGCACCTTCAAAGACAGTGTTAGGATCAAGACCAATAATCCTTGTGGGATCATCGCCAACAAGTGCGCGTATTATTCCCATTCCTCTGTCTATCTCCGCTCCAGTCACTCCGTGGTCCCTTATACGAGTCAGGTATCCGAACAACTCAGGGTTACGCTCTATCCGTGGATCACGGAGAAGTTCCTGCGCTCTTGCCTGAATATCAGCACCAACCTCTTTAGAAAACTGATTTCCGCTATATGTGAAATAATTCTGTCCGTATAAATCGTCTTTCAAATACTCGTCAAGGCTAGCAGAACCAGGATCAGTACCCATAACCAAATCAGGATTGTTTCGCTTTAGAGTATTATATTCCTCACTCCTTTTCTGGCGTGTCTGTATTGCAGTACCGAGCCTTGATATATCACTTGCATATCCAGCACGGGCAGCAGCCAAATCGCGGCGTGTCTGGGCAGTATAGCCATTACCCCACAGATTATTCTGCAACTGAGTAAGCTTGTCCATATAGGAGTTATATAATGCTCTTGCCTGAGAGTCCTCGGGCTCTCTGTCAAGGTAATGCCTTAATGCCTCTGCTTCCGTTGCAAACTGATCGTATGTGTCTTGACTGGCCCTGTGCATTTCCGCCATCTCACGAAGCGGAGCAGTTATCTGGTCATATGTAAATGGCTCAAAGTGAGAGCCGCTTGTCACTAAATACTTTGCCATATACTATCCTTTGTATTTCTTCATAAAACCAATCTTTCCACCTCTAGACCTTTTCTCTTCCTGCTCAACTGGTACAGGCTGCTGCGCTAAAACATAAGGATAAGCCATAGGATAGCCATACATACCCCAACCAGTCCTGCTTGCACCATAACCTTCGAGAGCCGTGTTACTGTTTGCCTGATTATAGGCAAAATTCTCTCGTCCTATATCAGACAATGCCTGAAGGCTCTGGTCTATCTGATTACTAAGTGCAGCATACTTCTCCGCCTCTGCAGCATTATTAAGTCTCTGAATTGTAAGGTCATTCTGTGCATTATACATCTGTGCCCTTGCAAGTGCATTCTGACGTGCCTGATCAACGGCGAAATCAAACTGTGCTCTCTGGGCTTCATTCTGATTGTTAGCAGCAATAACCTGATTCCTTCTCTGGTTATTAGCATCCCAAGTCTGAAGAAGCGTATTACCAATGTTTCCGGTAAGATTATTATCCTGTGCGATAATGGCAGCTTGTGAACTAGGACCAATACCAGAATTACGAAGAGCTCTTACAGTGCTGTTGCCTTGTGCAAGTGCCTGATTGAGTATCATATTCTGGTCCACAGGATTATACACCTGATCCTGCAGGCTGATTCTTCCAGAAGGAGTAAAAGGAATAATTCTTTCAGCAGTGTATCTGTCAGGCTCTTGAAATGCATTATACAAACCAAGAAGACCAGAACCAATCACTCCAGCATAACGAGACCAAGTAGGAAGAACTGCCCTGCCACTCTGTGCTTCCACATCCGTTGGCTGCACTGCTGGCGTGGCAGCAATAACTGGAGCCGAAGTGCTTGGACGTGTACCAATCAATCCAGTTACAGGAGTATTAGCAACTGCCCTTGCAGTAGGCAGTCCAGCATACGTTCTTGCGTATACAACTCCACGAGGAATGCTCGGAGTAGCTACCGGAGTAGCTGGTACAACTGTAGCCGCTGGAGACGCAGTGCCTCCAGTTCTGCGTGCTGGAAGTTGCGGATAATCTACAAGGCCTCCAGACTCTACAGCTATATCTAAGTCCGAACTTGTCGGGAAAGCTGTACCATTCCACATATATCCATCGCCCCAGATATAATTTGCATCTGAATTTCCTACTGTACCGAAAGATGTAGGTTCTGGATATACCGCATAACCTCCTTGCTGCTGTGCCGGATCTTTCCTATACTTTGGATCTCTATTAAGAATGTCTCCCCACTTATACAAGTTTCCGCCAAGAGCAAACTGAGGTCTAACTGTGGCCACGCTTCCTTCACGAGAGTTCTTTATGTCGCTTGCTGTGTCTACAACTTTATCTATACCCCTCATAAGCAAACCAGCCTCAGCAACCTGACCTGCACCCTTCACTATTTTACCAGCTTTAGTCTTCGGATGATAATAATAAAGTGGATCGACTTTCTTTACTGCTCCCCAAGCTTTTGCAAGCGGACCTTTAGCAGATGCGGCTTCCACTGCGGCATTCAAGTCTTTTCCCTTATTGGTAAGTTCCCAAGCTTTGTGCTCGCTCTTCAGCACCTCAGCAGCTTCTTTCGATATAATCTTTCCAGATGCATCATGGAATCTTCCGCCAGCATCAACAGAGAGTTTGGTCTTTCCGTCCTCAACAATAACGGCAGTAAGTGCAGCAAGATTGGCTTGCTCCGGATTATTGTTTGCTGCGGAAGAAGCAAGTTCTCCTGCCGTAGCAACACCACTCAATATTGGTGTAGATGCCTGCAGTGGATACGTTGCTATATTACCAAGATATCCAAGTTCATCACCTACAGTACTCTCTACTCTCGGTATCTGATTACCAGATGTAGCGTAAGTCGAAGCATTTCCAGTCATAGCCTGCACCATTGCAGGAGACTGAAGAAGAGTCTGAAGCTTTGTGGGACCACCTGTCTCAAATAACCTTCCACCATTTCGCATCACAGATTGCTGTGGCATAGCAACTTGTTCGGGAGCTACTTGTTCCGGAGCTATCGTCTCAGGAGCAACCTGTTCTGGTGCAACCTGACTTTCAGGAACCGTTTGTTCTTCTTGAGCAAGCATCTGTTCAAGTGCAGCAAGTTCATCTGGCGAAAGTTTCTTAAGCTCCCTTTCCAGTTTCTTCTGTTCCGAATATGCTTTTTGAGCTTCCTGTGCACTTGCGAGTCTTGTAAGAAAGGTATCAAGACCGTTACGAGTAATTGGATCAAGCGGACTCTCCTCGGCTTCGTCAACAAATGCGTCTGCGATCTCCGAATAGAGCTTACCTGCATACTTGGTTGGAAGCGTATTCTCATCAAGGAATTTCTCACTGGCTGTTATATTATCAGAAAAGACATAATCCTTATATATGCTTTCTCCTTCTTCCACAAGATTAGGAGTACCTTCAGGATCTACACCAATCTGCACACCGCCGTTAGGATTCTCCTCGTGTGAGCCTCCTTCATTTATCTTCACATAATCCTTAGGGGCAAAGTAACCACCGTGTGTGTCAAATGTTCCCATATATTACCTTTTGATTTTTATTCTTGTTCCTCCTTCGACGTGAGACCTGCTGATGCTCGCCATACTCCCGTGCTCCTTCTGAGCAGGCTTGCGTAGCTTCTTATCAACAAACATCTTCAGTCCCCCACCATACGCTGCCACATTGGATAGCTTATCTCTATGATTCTGCTCATTCAGCCTTTCGTGCGCTGCACCAAAATTAAGCATAGCGGAATCCGTTGCCAGAGTAGCCTGCGTCTGTATCCTTTGCTGTTTTCTCTCTGCTTCTCTATTGCCGGTTACAACTCCAGCTATGCCAGTTCCAATGCCAACAAGACCACCTATTGCAGCTCCCCAAGGACCACCAATCTGCATTCCAGCTGATGCTCCTGATAATGCACTTGTCGCAACAGAGCCAACCTGCTGACCAGTGCTCATACCACGAATGTCATCATAACTCATTTGCGGAGTATAAGTTGCGTGTGCCAAGTCATTGGACAACTGCTCGTAGTTATTATAATTATAGTTGCCCATTCTGGAAAGGTCATCTATTCTTCCAAGCTCAGATGATATGTCTGCCGTATGGGAAGCCTGACCAAACTGACTTGCCAGATTTGCGACACCGCTTATTCCTGCAGTGACACCTCCCATTAAAGAAGCAACCTGATCTCCACGAAGCATACTGGAATACATATTATAATCCTGTTTGCTCAGGCCGTCATCAGCATAAGTATTATAGATATCAGTCAGCTTGTTTCTCGCAGCTCCGGTGTTACGATAGTCATCTATAAAGGATGTTCCCCATCTGTTGCCATACTGACCGGAGTAAGGAGCAATCAAGCGTGCTATTTCTTCTCTTGTCAAACCAGCCATACTATTCAAAGTATTTAACAACTATATCGTGCAGCTGCATAAGTAACTTATTATCGGTTACTTTTTTTCTAAATTCAATGTTAACCCAAGGATTACGTATCCTGTCAAGTCCGCGCTTATTGGTATCGTGCTTCAATGCTCTCGGTATTGTAAGCCTCCATATACGGAACTTCTTCCTTACCGGATCAATCTTCGATGTATCCGTTGCCATCGAAACGTCACCTGTTGTCTGATATTCATCAGTTACCTTATAGCTTGTGAAAGTTTCGTTTTCTTTATAGACATCACGACCAGCAACAACAGTTACATTGCCTTCGGGGCGCCCTATTATATTCATACCGGGGCTTATACCACTAACAGCAAACTTACCAAGATCCCCGTTTATAAAGTCTTTTTCTGGAACCAGGTCTTTTGCATCCTTATCCAATATCTCAAAGAAATCAGCACGATAGTCAATGTTTGTCCAAATCTTATCTCCATATGGATCTGGCGTAACTCTATAACTTACCCAGAAATCATTCTGCTGTCCAAAGAAATTACAATAAAGTCCCTCATTCTGTTTCCAAAGTATGCTATCCCTAAATGAGATAAACTTATCCGAAACATTTGTCATCATCGGAACTCGCCTATAATCAAAGAAACTGGTGAATGCACCAAGAATCTCGTTATACACAAGGCAAGGCATACCGTCACCACTATCGTGTACAAGATAAACATCAGAATTAATCCTGTCATAGAAAGAAACGAAGTTCTCAAAATGAGCAGGAGTCCAAGCCTTGAGTCTGTTGTTTCTCCTGAACCAGACATCGAAACCGAGCTGTGATGAAAGCGGAGCTATGTTTCCATTAAAAGCACAGAAAGCCTTATTTATATTATCAATAAAGTAAAGTGCTGACTTACCCTCAACGATAGACCATTTGTTAGTGCAGCCGTACTTGTTGCTTATATATCTCTTACCGTCTACCTTGCCCGAATTCGCAATCTCAACAGGCACTCCGTCAGTTGTAGTTAACTGTGTACGGGAATTGAAAAGAACCTCTGCAATACCCTTATCCTGAAAAGCTATGATGCTGTTCTGGAATCTACGCAGAGCATTACAGTAACCCTTGTCGCCATCGAGCTTCAGTGTATTAGCCAAAGTAATGTGTGACCACTCATCAGTTTCTGCAGAATCTGCTTTCTCCAATGTCCAAGTAATACTTGAGCGATAAGAGTCCTGATTGAAATCCTCGTCCAGATCGCGCTGAGCAAAGTAGTTGTTCTGCTGGGAATAAACAGAATTCAGCTGTCCATACTTTGCAGTATCAATACTTGCGATAAGACCAATCTCTCTCTGATTATCTGTACGACCATCAATGTTTATATGTGTTTCCACCATAAAAGATGTGATGTCTATCACTCCATTAGTTGCATCAGTGGTAGATGCAGGCTTTGTCTTGAGACAATCCCATCTCTGGAAGTAAGTATCACCCTGATTGGCGTACATTTTCTTACTCTTCTGCAATTTAGACAGAGTATACTGCGGACCAGCAGTTACGAACCTGTTGTTTTTGACATCACCATAGCGTGTGTCATTGTCGGAGAAGTCATAATAGATTTCACCAATAAAGAGATATTTTTCATAAGGACTCCAAGAACTAGATCTACTGTTAGTTCCCAAATCATATCGCTCCTGATCCAAAAGATATGTGTTAGCGGCAGTCACGGTGCCATTAGCAAGCCACGGCATAATTGCATTATTAGCCACTGATACCGCCCCGCTTGCATCACCAAGATACGGCAAAATAGTTTGCGTATATGTTGATGAAGACTTCACAGTAGGCAATGCGACCACAGCGTGAGCAGACGAGAAATAATTCATCTGGACAGGAGAATTTACATACAGGAATGCAGCGTCAGTAAATGCTTCCTCTCCTGATTCGAATGACTCCTTAGAATATAATATCGGATATTTAAGACTACCTGGAGGAAGAAGTGACTGTCTGATATTAGCGTCATAATAAATGGTCTTATCTCCGCACTTCAAGCTCACATACTGGTCTGATGTGTAGTTATAAACTCTCAGAGAACCAGACTGAATCTCTCTCTCCCACTTATAATCCTCATTGTAATTATATATAGTGTCATACGAATATCTCAGGTTAGCAAAGACCTTACTGTTCAATCTGGAGTAATCATCATCCGAAGACGTAAACCCAGTAATCTTCCCAGAGTGATTCCACATATGCAACCAGTAAGAAACGGTATCTTCTGACCACTTATAATCCTCTGGAGTTCGATCTCTTTCATCTTCGGGAACAACTGAACCATCTTTTGGATTTGGTTTTAATCCGTTTTCTTTCCAAAGCGGCCAAGATATAATACCGTCTGTATCTCCAATAAATTTCTCACGGAGAAGATTCTCTCCAGCAAGTCTTCCTGGAGTTGCATCTACAGTATAATCTGAACTTGTATTTGTTATTCTTGCAATACCTACGATACGAAGTTTATACTTTTCGGCATTATCGAATGAAACAGCTTCATATTCCAGTTCAGGAGAATTGAGAGTCACTATATTCTCATCGACAAACATTAAATGTTTTCTGTAATACGATGGAATATAATTCAAACTATCCGGCTCTTCACTATCAGCCTGATTCCCCCATCTTGCCAAGAGATCAGAGTCGCTTGGATTAGTTCCGTTATTTAATGCAGAGAAGTCGTAATAATAAACATTATTAGGAAGAACCTTATTGAAATAGGCCCCTCTTTCTGATCGAGTACACCAAGTGTTGAACCTGGATTCTTCTACCATATCCCTGCCGCTTAGTCCAAGCACATTTATACACCCAGCCTTAAGCTGTTTATATAAATCCTCAATAGAGTTTGTCTTTGAGCTTTTTGCACCAGTATATTTTATCGAGATAGAAAAACCATCTCCATCTACAACCCAGCTGTCAGAACCAACAGAGACGTCTGACTCCTGAAATTTATATTTCTTAAGTAAATCAAGTCCAGCATCTGTGGTTGCACTTCCTTCAACAAGATAAATTGCACCATCGTATCTACCACTTAATTCCTTTATATAGTATATCATCATTATGCAATCAGCGAATGACCTTCCATCAAACTGATCTACATACTTATCTCCTGATAGCCTATAATATGGAGTTGGTTCTCCAGTAGTTGTCCAATAGTTACATTCAATTTCTCCAGTAGAACCAGTAGAGTTATGGACAGGTTCGAAATGCCTTGTAGCAAAACTGGAATTACGAGGACGAGAAATCCAGGATGACTGAACATATAGCCTGTCGTTGTACCTGTCCCACACATTGAACATAGTTGGATTAAGGATACCCTGTGCCTTAACAGACCTGTCAGCGTAAGTAGCTTCAGCTATCATCAGCTGTGCTGTTTCAAAACCACAGTTCTCCATAGCTGACACGACCGAATCAGGTAAAGCACATTCGGCAACGACACGCTTTATCTTTCCGGCAGAAGAATCTATCACCGGATACAGTGTATTCTCTGCATCGCCTATCCAGAAAGCTTCGGTAGTCGTACCGTCCTTTCTTCTGAAAGTAAGAGCGAATCTATATTTCTCTCCGCCCTTGAACGACAGTATCTGTGAAGACGTGAGATTAAGCTGGCTGTCATATTCGTATGCACCAGTATCAGTATGATACGGTATATCGCCTATTACAGAACTCTCGCTATCAGAAAGCCTGAATGTAATGCACTTACTGTTTCCGTTGCTGTCATACATAGACTTGACAGCAGACTCCATAGCGTCATAGTTTTCCTTTCCTATTGACTGCAAGTCGCCAAGAAAAAGAGTCTGATCTTTATGCGTGAGTGTTCCAGGCTTTACTTCCTGACTGCCAAGATAAAGGAGCCTCTGTACGTCTTCTGCGACAAGATGAGCACCATCATCTATAACAATAGCACCAGCAGACTGCATTTCCCCATCTGCAACAATATAAGCAACCGTTGTACCGTTAAGTGCGCTCCTGAATATAGAATAGACCCTATAGTGTGTAAAGGATTTATCCATCTCAGAGAACTTAAGAGTGACCTTGTTGCTGTTTGTCCCATCAGCAACACCGCCTCTGTCTACAGGAGAGAGATAAACAAGGTCTGACACCCATACCACACCTGTCTCCTGACCGTGCTTATTGTAGTAGGTAAGAAGATACTGAACAATGCCATTAGCTCGTGTATTGCCAGAATTATCCTTGTTTATCCCAACTGACACTCCGAAATCTGCATAACGATTGGAATCAAAATAAGTATCGTCCCATCTTGCAATTTCAGCGTCATCAGCCATAAAGTTCATAAAGCGCAAGACGTGCTGACCATCTACCCAGTATATCTTCTGAATATCCTCTGTCTCAAAATAGACAACGGACTCTATTGGATACTCAAGAGAAAAGCCGAGATTACCATTATAAAGCCAACGCCCTTCCATTGAGCCGTATTTCAGCCTAAACGAACCGAGCTCATCGTCATACTCGATTCGATAAATATAATCTGGCTTGTTCTTATTAAAACTATCTGTTGTAAAAAGAATAATCTGATTATTCAGTACATTCCATCCTACAAGTTCACCAACGATGCCAACATTCTCTCCAAGGACAATTTGCTTGTTCCCTCTCTCATTTGTTACTGACAAAAGGGTATCGTGGTCTCTCGCTATTATACGGATATTGTGGTTCTCGTATGCAGAAGACTCACCTGCCTTTGATATTGACAGGTCTCGATTCATTCCCTTGTTGAGAAGTGTAAAGGCTTTCTGTTCCATACCCTATCGCCTCCACATTTCTTTCGAGCCGTTAGTAAAGAATCCTCTCCAGTGCTCATTGTTCCTCGGAAGGAGAGTCTTCATAGAATTGAACAGCGTCTCCGCTTCATCGATATTCAGACGTGAGAACTCGCTCTGTGCGTCTCCAGCAGCCCAAGCATATTCCTGCTGTGTATTGGAGAGAACCTGTCCGGATATCTTTCCCATATCAAATAGAACTGTAAACCACTGCAGTTTTATATACAGTTCAAGACCGCGAAGGAAACTTGTGTTATCGGGAAGAAGTGGATAACCCTCATCGTCTATGGCAAACGCCCTATACGCAATCTCTACGTCCACATCCTTCGTTGATGTAAAGATCACCATACCCTGAATCTTATATGTGAACTCTCCGGTAAAATGCTGATTAGGTTTCCATTCAGACATATGGAACGATGCTCCTGATTCCCTGTAAATAGGATGTGACCAAAGAGGATGACAGTCAAGCCAGCGCCTGTTATGCTGACAACCGGCAGCAGCTCTCACCTGAATCATATGCTCGAAGTCACAAGGAAGCGGGCCCTTCCAGTCGTGAATCTGAATAACAGCCGTTTTCTCATCATATATTGCAGGAGTTCCCATCAGCGAAATGAAATCCACTGCGTACTCCACAGCTGTCTCAAACGGGATATCACGCATCATAGGATGCCTCATTACCCTATCCAGAATCCTTCGTATATTAGTTGTCTGTATCATATCATTTCATCATTAAACTCAAGCGGAACCCAAGGGCAATCATAGGATTCATATATCTCCTTTATTCTCTTATAGAGTTTCCTGTTAGCTACAAACCCATAGCTTCTAAGGTTATGTGCTTTGTCTCTATTCGGAAGGAACACTATCCCAAATGCACGCGGACTACCATCATAACACTTTCTCTTCCAATCAATCTTTCCGTAACCGACAAAGGTCTTTCCCCTGTACTGGGGCTTCCTGTTTATCTCTGCAGCACAGACAGATCCAATTGACATCGGTAAATCAACCATACCTGATTCTTCCAACTGATTTGCCAGCATCCTGCAGTAAGACTTTATTACTCTCCGGAACATAGGCTCATCCATACACTCTCTGGATTTTGCCCGAGACACGTACAGCTCGTAGGCATCATCAAACTCAGGCAGACGAGCCTTTCCACTGAAAGCAAGTCTCATTATTCAGTCTGTTTGACAAGGGTCTCAGCAGGTTGATTCTGTTTTGCGTTAGTCACCGCTGCATCCCCGTATCCATCCTTTGCATCATTCTGCTTGTCCTCCGGGGCAAACCTCGCTCCGATAAGTTCTTGGACTACCATCTCTATGCAAGAAGGGACAAGAGCTTCCTCAAGAGGAAAGTGTGCGCTCAGTATATCACATCCACCATTCTCAACAGCATCGCAAGACATCTTCGCAGCCTGCTCAGGATCGGAGAACACGCCGGACACCTTAACCCGCTTGAGATACATAAACTGCGGATACTGGCCGTGAAGATACAGATGGTCATTCATTCCCTTAGATGCGTAAATGATATTCCTCAACCACTTGTTGTATCCTACATACGGCATTCTTTCAGCAGGAATGAACTGAACCTTCGAATGCATCAACTCGCTTATAGGATTTACTTTCGGAGACGATATGCTCATCATATCAGGTATCTTCTCCTTCGACCAAAGCCACATACCGTCACATCCATCAGGAAGAAGTTCAGTAGGCTCCAGATCAACACATATCTCCTGCATATTCTCCTCCGACATAGCATCGTAAGAGGCGTTCCTTGAGTTCCTGTATTTACGGTTAAGAAGCAACGCCCTGAAACGCACGGCAAGGAACATCACGTGCTCCTCTGTAAAGTACGCATCGTTAGCACGCTCCTTAAGCAAATCGAGAACCGAATATACTATCTGTCCAAAAGTTGCCATACTACACAGTCCTTAAATAATCATTTTCAGTAGACCTGTCTTTCTTACCAAGAGTACCTATATCTTCCGTCCTGCGTATCTTAAGCTTGCCCATATAGCCACTCGTTCCAAGAGTAACCCTCTTTGTACAAGCAATTGGATAAGGAAGCAGACATCCGCCGTTTGTGAAGGTACGCTTCATCAGTCTATCCACCATTATGTAGTCATCCTCGCTCAAATACGGAAAAGCGTATTCAACGAAATCCAAAGCAAAAAGATAGACAAGGAATTTCCTGACGGTAACAGACTTTACGTATCCCGTCTTTTCCAGCAGGAAGAAATACTTCTTCAGTGAATTAAGGGCCTTACCCTCGTCAATCATTTCCAGCATAACTACCTCCCGCAACCGCAACCAGATGTAACAACAGCAGAGTAAGATGAACCTCCATTGGAATTCGGAGACAGCAGGAACTTGTCCCAGAGATCTATCACAGTATCCCAATCGCAGGTCTCAATAGCAAGCTTCAAGGCATTCCACAAAAGGATGAAGTGCTCGAAAGCGTCAGTAGGAGCACAGGGATTGCCGCACTTGTCAAACATAGAAGCGATATAGCCCATACCCTTGCGATAGAACACCGCCCAGTCAAGGATAGCTCCTATGTCAACAGTCTGATCATAACCGCAAGGCAGACCCTCAAGCTCAGCAAGAGCCCTTGCAGAACCGTCACACTCCACGATGACATAGAACAAAGCTCCGTCAAACGTACTGACTCCGAAGCCCATTCCTGCTACTTCCGCCTCGCTCAGCGTTATCCTCTTGGAACGAACAGTTGCATCATTATATTTGTTCTCATATATCTTATAAGCCTTGCTGCTTGGCATACTTGCATACGAAGCATTCTTGTAGTAATCAAGATAGATGTTCTTGATGTATATGCCATTGTATATATCAATGCCCTCAACCTCACAGTCAACTATGAGTTTGCTGCCATCCTCGCATATCCGTAATTCATTGAATGTGACCATAATCTCTTTTATTTGCTCAAATGTAAAAAGAAAAGAGGCTTGGATATAAATCCAAACCCCTTTACTTATTCAATCCAAGTATTGTTCTTGCTGAGAATGATTACTAACCGGGAATCTGGTTTCCGCCCTCGTCAGAAGACTCGCTTCCACCCTCCATAAGAGCGACAACACCGTCATACAGAGTCTTGGCGACATTACCCTCAGCAGCAATCTGAATCATACGAGGAGACTTCTGGATGTTCTCCGCACCACCCTGATAGAAATACTCGATAGTCAGTACATTGTACGACTTGGAGAGGTCTATCATATAGATTGGATCATAGTTATTGGGCCAGACGCTTCCGCGATACATATCACCCTTCTCGCCCATAGCAAAGGCCTCAAGGTCAGCGAGGGCGTATACGGAAGGAATGACGGTATTGTTCGTAATAGCGCTATCTGCAACAACATCAGTTCCCCAAGGAATATCCTCAACATTCGAGCCGTGGAGATGGAATGCAACAGAGAACGGGAAAGGCTCATTGGACATCCTGCCACGGACATACTTCTGAGCAGCCTCAACGAGAACAACGCCAGCAGCAGCTCCAGTAACAGCGCTAGCAGCTGTGTTGGCCTTAACCTCAGTGCCATTGGAGAACACCTTCAGGAAAGGATATTTCCTCTGCGGAAGGGCCTTCGCAATAGCAATTGCAAGAGCCTTGTGAAAAGCAGCTGCACTTGCAGTATTAGTAGCATCGCCAACAACGGCGGCGGTAAAGGTCATCGAATCGCTGGCATCGTAACTAAGAACCTGATGAACGGTAATGTTAACGGTGAGAGTCTTTCCGATAAGAGGCGAGTTGTTTCCAAGCGACACAACGGAAGTGTCAACAGAAACGGTATGCGCCTTAAGCTTGGTATCCATATCGGCAGCAAGAGTGTACTTGATGCTGGAGATATTGTCGAGCTTGATGGTGTCAGTACGGGTAACAAGCCCGTCGGCGTTGAAATACTTGAAGAAGATATCCCTATCCGCCTGTCCCATCTTAATCTCGCCAACTGCATCAGGCTCGCCACTGTCAATGACGGATTTGGCAACATAGAACTGCCTTGTCTGATAAGTATTGAAATTAGCCATAAGTTTTTATTGTTTTAATAGTTACTAAGCAACCCAGACAGCCTTTGCCATCTTCACGGCTTCGGCAAGGATAGTCTGATGCAAATGCTCATTCAGTTTACAAGTATTAGCCTTTGTGGCCCCATTGATGGATAAGTCATCATCAAGGTCAACAAGGATTATCGGTTCAGGTCTGCTGATATATCTCACAATGTACTTGGAGATGTCATACTTGCTTATCAATTCCGAGTAACCAGAATAATACATATTGTCTGCAGTCGATACCGCATCGGCAAAGGACAGACGTAAAACACGGCGTTCATTTGCGTTTTTGAAGGGGTTACGCGAGGTCCGCCAATACTCATCCTGTGTTATCGGAACTACATCAGTAAGCATTTCACCACAGTCAGGAACATTGATGTAGCAGAGCTCAAGCGTCCTGAAAAGCAGATCATTCGGAAGAGAATAGACTTTCGATTCCGGAACAACCTTCGTACACGAAAAGTCTTCTGTGCACTCTTCCTGTTTCACCAAAGCATCCAGATAACTCGTAAGTTCCTCTGTAGCCTCAAATGATGCAGGAAGAGAACCGTTATACAACTTCACAACAACAGACTCCTGTGCATTGGTCAGAAACACACTCTTCTCATATTCAGTAAGCCCAGGAGCCTGATTGCTTGTTATGTTGTTGTATAACTGGTCAAACTGTAAAGACCATTCGGTAACGTTTTTCATTTACTTGTTCTTTACTTTACCTACCTCACTTTCAAGAATGAATTTGATATCACTGTGAGACGGCTGGTTGATATATCTTGCAGCAACAGTAAGCGTAGGATCTTCATTGTCATCGCAAAGCGGAGAGTTGTCCGACTTGAGATAATAGTAATCTCCACGCTTGAGAATAACTCCGAGTTCAGTACCGCGACGGATAAGCACCTTCGCAGGGAACAACGGATCGGTTATGTTATTGAGAAACCTCTTGGCATCTGTTGATATAAGAATATCAAGACGTCCCCTAAAGAACTCAGCCTTGTTGTTTGCACCATAAGGTCTGCCATCAAGAAGCTCGCATAACACACGCATTTTGTCGATATCACTATCAATTTTTCCGAACTCCTTGTAGCACTGCATCTTTATGTCAACCTTGGCGTTCTGCAGCTTGGCATCTTCCGATTCGCGGACAAACTCGTACATATACGTTGCCTTGGGTCTGTCAAGCCTCTCCTGTACAGAAGGTGCAATCTGATCCGTATTGGCAAGAAGCACTTTATACTTGATGTAATCTTCCGGATCATTCAGGTCAAGCATAAGTCCGTCTTTTGCCGTAATGGTAACGTAGTAATTGTCCCAGAAATTATTCTCT